ATGCATTTAATGCGCGGCACACGTGTTCGTCCTTTGGGTGAAAGGGAAATTAAAGCAATTGCTGTAAATGCTTGCTTTGCTCTCGGATTTACCAGCAAGTATAAATATAGACGTAGACCGCGCAGATTTGATGTAGCGCTGGAAACATTATCTCAGTGGAATATTGTCCTCGACCCTTTGGAAGATGACGAATGGTTCGAAGAAACACTCGGGCTCACTATTGGACATTGTGAACCTGATAAACTGACAATCAGGGTGCCAAATCATATTTATGAAATGGCTTGCGGAGGAGAGCGTTCTGCGTTGTTTGTCATATTTCATGAACTTGGCCACTTGCTATTGCAACATAAGCCAGCATTGCATTTTTCAAATGCAATGCCAGAACAAAATGAAGATTCTGAATGGCAAGCGGATCTTTTCGCAGAAACTATGCTAGATAAGCTTGGATATCAGACTGCACAGCTCTGCTTTGAATTCTATTGAAAAAAGCCCTGTTGACGCAGGGCTTCTGGGGCGAGTTATGTTGACGCACAACTCGGTGTGTATGGAGAAATCTACCGCTACACAAAATGCTTGACGGCTATGAGTATAGTGGTTCTCCTAACAAGGTGCAATCTGTTTAGATTTACAGGCTGTACATTTACATAGGAGATCTCACATGAAAACTGGCTATTGTCCAAAATGTGGGAATTCGTGTGAAGTTACCTTCACGCCCTATGTGATGAAGGATGGTAAAATCATCCGCCCTAAAAAGGCGAAGGTTTTTGTTATCCCTCATTGCAAATGCAGCGAAATAAAAGCTGCATAACAAGTAGAAGGCTGCCTTGCGCAGCCTTTTGAGTTTTGTTACTGCTGCGTACTTTTTATCCTCCCTTGATAAGGCACTGTTTATATTAACAGTATTTTTAGCAAGGTGAGGTTCAAGACGAAGCGACATATCAATGCTCTAACTTTTCATAATATGAACGTGCGATTTTTTTAAACGTTAAAGATCGTCCGAGAACGCTTTATATAACACTGACTTAGCAGCCAAGGGAGTATGTGGTGCTTTAGTTATTCATAGATCATGCACGCCTTTATGCCTCATAGCATTTATAAATAGCAGCCGGTCTTAGACCTTACTTTTAGACTTTGCTTAGTTGCCACACGCACAGGCAGACGAGATGATAGAAGTGTCTTTAGAAATTTGTTGCCCGTCGTAGTGTGACGGGCCTTTTTCCTGTTTAATTCGCACGAGCAACCGGCACATCTGTTAAGCGCGTCGTGTAGCACGGCGACAGCATGTCCCGCTTCATCTGCCACGACTGCTGGATACCCTGTCCCGCAAAATAGAGTGTTCCCCGGCCCTGCTGGTTAAGTTTATCCATCAGTGACATCAGCGCCTCGCTGTTCGCGCGCGGCGCGTTCTCGTCAAACAGATTCAGCTGCGCCACGCCCTGGCTGAAAAAGTCCCCCAGCATGACGCCCGCTTTTTGATACCGATGGCCGTCGCGCCAGACAGTTTCAAGACAGCGCATCGCTGCGGCGATAATGTCGCGCGTGTCATGCGTTGGCGTGAGCAGCTTTGTGCCTGCATGATTGCCGTAATACGGTTCGGCGGCGAACGGCGACGTTTTTACGAAAACCGAGATATAGCGGCAGAACTGGTGCTCGTCGCGCAACTTCTCCGACGCCCGGGTGGCATAGCTGCAGATGGCCTGCCGCATCTCTTCATAATCCGTGACACGCTCACCAAAAGACCGGCTGCAGACGATTTCCTGCTTCGCCGGCGCAAATTCCTCAAGCTCAAGACACGGCTCCCCGCGCAGCTCCCGCACCGTTCGCTCCAGCACGACGTTGAAATGCTTTCGAATGAACCGGATATCCGTGTCGCACAACTGCAGCGCATTTTTAATGCCCATGGCATCAAGCTTTTTCGCGATGCGGCGGCCAACACCCCACACCTCTTCAACCGGCATTAAGCTCATCAATTTGCGCTGGCGCGTCTCGTTCGATAAATCCACCACACCGCCGGTCTGCGGCCACTCTTTCGCGGCCCGGTTAGCCAGCTTCGCAAGCGTCTTGGTCTGTGCGATGCCGACGCCGCAAAGGATACGGGTATTTCGCCGCACTGTGTCCCGCATTTCCCGGCCAAAATCTGCCAGGTTCCGGCAGTTACGCACGCCTGTCAGGTCGCAAAACGCTTCGTCAATGCTGTACACCTCAACGCGCGGACACATCTCTTCAAGCGTGGTCATCACACGCTGGCTCATATCGCCGTAGAGCTCGTAATTACTTGAGAAGGCAATTATCCGCTCCGGGAACTGCATCTCGCGTAGCTGAAACCAGGGCATGCCCATTTTAATACCGAGCGCTTTTGCTTCTTTGCTGCGAGCAATGACGCAGCCATCATTATTTGAAAGCGCCACGATGGGCTTACCGGCCAAATCCGGACGAAACGCCGTCTCGCAACTCGTGTAAAACGAGTTCATATCAACCAGCGCGAACATTGCGGTGCAGGGTATTGATAACGCAAATGACAACGCCGACGATTTCTAAGCCGTCGGCGTCATAGATAGGTATAGCCGGATAGTTTGGGTTTTCAGCACGCAGCTGTGCCACCGGGTAAGTCACCAGCCTTTTGACGGTGAACTCCCCGGCAAGGTTAGCAACGACAATATCGTTGTGCTGCGCCTTTATGCTGAAGTCCACGAGCAGAAGAGAACCGTCGAGAATACCAACATCTCTCATGGAGTCGCCGGCTACCCGCAGGACATAAGTGGATGAGGGGTGTGCAATAAGGTGGGAAACCAGGTCAATGCCGCTGTCGATATAGTCGGCAGCAGGACTCGGGAAGCCTGCTGAAATCAGGTCTGAATAGAATGGAAGGCTGACCGGGTTATCCGGCCAGACAAGGTGCTGCAGTTTCATAATGTACCCCCTGTAAAATATTACTGTGTTTTTATACAGTAGTTTCAGGAGGTAACGAAATCAAGACGAAGCGGCCATTTGTTTAACTGAATGGATAATAATCAGGCGGTGTAATCTTTTTGGGGGTCGAAACCCAGCGTTTTAAGAAACGCCTCCTGGTTATCAGCGCGCTTAATGGCTTCGTCGCGCTGGCGCGCCAGTTTCTTGCACATCTCTGTGAGAACCGCCACGCCGACGCCGTATGTATCCGGCCGAATGACTTTATCTATTATTTTCCCGTCAGGCAGTACCACGGGGTCTGGTGATTTACTGACAGCTTCAGGAAATGCACGCTCGACATCCTGGCCGATATAGCCGATGCCGAATAAATCGCCAGAGAGATAACGGAACGTTACTCCACGCAGCATGTTCAGCTTCTCTTCCGGGTCGGCGATTTCTTCAATCTGATACTTCACGCGTTCATCAGAGGTTGGCGTAAACACGCGGGCGGTCATTTCGCCAGTGTGGTCTGCTGTCGCGACAAAAAAGGAGGTAGGCGAAGCGTAAGGGATAAACCGGATATAGGCCCGGCCCGCTGAGTTACTGGCGTAATAATCGATTATGCCATAGCGGTTTGAGTCCACTATCGCCTGCGCAAGCAGGTTACGGTATGAGCCGCTGGCCTCTTCCCACATGTTGGAAGACTCAGAAACGAATGCTGGCGCCCTGGCATTATTTTTAACGCCTATCCCGCCAACCACAGACCCGCCCTTTTTGTTGGCTATGGTTTCTAAGCGATTATCGCTGGTTGATACGCCGCCCAGGTTGGTAAGGGCTTGAGCGGCATCAGACGCCCCTGTGCCGCCCTGCTCCACTGGAACCGCGCCATTAAGCAGGTCTGCTTTGCCTGCCATCATGCTAATCAGTTTTTTGGCTGAAGGGCCGGTGAACTGATTGCCATCAGGCATTTTAATAATGGCGTCTCCGTCAGCAGTAAAAAAGGACAGCCAGTTAGTCTTGTCGTTACTGAAGCCACGCATAACCTCAGTCATCTGAATAACAGAGGCGGCGTATACCAGGTTCATCGCGATGCGGGGAACTGCATACCAGCCTGCACCGGCCTGCGTCGGGCCGGTAAATTTAGTCACCAGCGTGAGCTGGGTATCGCCGTCAACAGAAACCACAGGCAGTGTGTAAGGAATGCCGCCGACGGTGACGGCAATAAAATCGCCTGCCACCAGTTCCGTGGTTAAAGTAGTCCCTGCGCCTTTAACTACCGCGCTGCCATTCGTCAGGGTTAACGTGCCTGCGGACATAATCTCTCCTGAATACAGGTAATAAAAAACCCGCCGGAGCGGGTTTATTCTGGTTTGTGCTGTATTTAATGGCATGTATCACTGGTGAAGTTATTCCTGTTCACCCATCGCCAGTTAAATGGATATCCTGCTCTGTATTGCGTCTGTCCTGCCACCTTTCTTACGCCGTAAATACTGACAGACAAATCCTGACCGCCAATATTTGCAGTGGCAGTACAGACAGGTGATTGTTTTTCAATGCCAGAGCAGGCAGATAAAGCAAAAGCAAGCAATGCAGAAAGGATTAATTTATTCATTGTTCATTTCTCATCAGATGTGAACAATAAAATAACTGCGCGCCCCATTAATATGAAACGAGACATTCCGATTGATATTTTGATATCACCGACAAAAATCGATCATTCTATTTGAAATAGTTCCAACGGTTATTTAAATAGCCACAATAGAACTCACCGGTTAATAATATGAAGGTGATTCAGAAGTATTTCGAAACTTCAAGCGCGATAACCGGATTGCCAGCGTTGATTACCCCTACAGCCTGCGCCTGCCCTCCCGGATAGGATGATGGCTGACCGGCAATTCGCGTGCTGGCACCATCGAACATCGCCCCAAAGCTGCTGGCGATTGGTATAATCGCTCCGCCCGGTCCGCCGTTATTGAACTGCCACAACGTCTGACCACAACAGGCGGGAACAATAGCCCATCGACCCGGAAGCGTGACGTCTATGCTGGTGCCACCAGCATTGCCCCAGCTCCCTATCGTCTGCATATCGGTTAAGACTTTGGTTTCGTGCGTCAGAATAAGCCGTCGGTTTTCATCCCATACAGCCATACCGTAAGGAGGATTTGGCATGGGTTGCTGGAAAAAAGTGAAAACATAAACCGTCATCGTAAACTGACTGTTCCCGATAACGTTATTTCCGGACACCTCCAGCCCGTCAGCACGTAAAACGGAAGACAATGCCACACCACCCTGCGATGGTTTGCTTGCCATGACGAAAGGGATAACCGGCTGAGAAGTATCCGGCACAGGGATAACAATATTAGCCTGCGCCAGCCCGTCATTAATTTTTTGCGAGCTAACCGACAGCGCAGTATAAAGCGCGAGCGGCGTGGACTGCGGTGTAATAAACGCTGCACCGTTTGGCAAAGCCAGTAGTGCGCCGTAATCTGCCATTATACAGCCTCCACAAAAACAACAAGCCAGGCAGAGCTGGCCTGATACTGATTAAGGGAGTCATTCGTCCCTGGCGACATAACAATACTGTTACCGACGACAGATATCACCCGGCGCCCGGATATGTAGGCGAAGCCGACATTCGGGACGAAAATAAAACCCAGCTTATAGCCCGCCGGAACGCTGAACGACCAGCTGCCACTATTTACCCCTTCAGCAAGAGGGATTGTGGTTATTACAGAAACAGGCTTGATGCCGTAGTTATTAGGCACATGGTTTTCTGTCCATGATGCAAAACCGAAATCAGACAACTGGCGCTACTCCTGTTATGAATCCAAGTTGCACCCTTACGGCTTTGCTTGGGCTGACAAATGTAATATTGTTATCTGCCTTTGACAGGCACCACCCGCCCTGCCCCGGCGTAACGTAACCGGAAGAATAAAGGCTGTTAGCTATCTTGGCATTGGTAATAGCGGCGTTTGCTATTTTGGCGTTGGTAATGCTGCCATCCTGTATAAAGGCGTCACTGATAAATACCTGCCCGCCTACCGTCGCCCAGGGCGAAAATTGCGTGCTCCCGCTGCCGGTCATCAGCACGAACTGATCCGCGATGAAGCCAATGCGCGTCACCACCGGCTTACCTGCTTCAGCAATAACAGCAATGGACATCCCGGCGTTATATTCGACGCCGTTTATCCGCACGCCCGCGCGTAGCGTGTGAATTGCACTGGCGCCACTGGAGTCGACCATAGCGGTCATCTTATCCTGGAGCGCGGCGGTAATATCCCCAACCTGAGCCTGCACCTGTGTTGTCAGGTCGGCCAGCCCCTTGCCGACGTCCGCAACCGTGGTTTTCACAATCAGGATGTCGGCGCGCACCTCGCCGTACTGCGCCCACTGGTGCTCTGCCGTCGCATTGTTTGCCAAGGCGTTCTGCAGCGCCGCCTCAAGGTTGGTGTCTATGCCGCTGGTCAGCCGTTCACCATCCGCTGACGAGAGAAAGCCTTTTGCGATATCGCCCAGATAATCATCCGCCTGGTCGTTTGACATGCCCCGTATCCAGTCTGTCCAGTCGGACTGGTTGCCGATGCGGTCAACAAGGCGCGCGCGATACCAGAATTCCTGACCAGCTTTCAGGCCAAGCTGGGTATAGCTGTGCTGCGGATACGGGATGCCGGCCAGCAGCAGCGGATTGTCGCCGCTTCCGTTGACGGAATACTGCAGCTCAGTTTGCAGGGTGTCCCCGGTATCCGCCGGAAAGGACCAGTCAATCTGGATCCCCCAGTTGATAGGGGTTGTACGAAGCCCTACCGGTTTAGGTACTTCACCCTGGCGGCCTGTCAGGTGAGTCAGCATGGATGTAGCCCACAGACTGGATGCGCCGCCGGAATTAATGGCGCGCACTCTCACCAGATAATCCCCCTCAAAAATGCCCGCCACTTCAACGCTGCGCAGACCAGTCTGAGGCAGGTTTATCCATTCGTTATCGCCGCGCTTCCATTGCGCCTGATAGGCGACAACATCCGCCTGTGGCTTACCGTTCTTATCCAGCGGCGCGTCCCATGTTGCCACCAGCGTGGCGATGCGCTGCCCCTGCCGGACGGAATCGTAGCTTGTCACAAACACGTTGCCCGGCTGCGCCACCAGCCCGGTGGGGAGCAGGCTGACCGGCGGTGTATCCAGGCGAGCATTGTTATCCACCGCATCGTATTTCGACGCGTTATATTCAGCGGCGGTAATAGTGAACGTATTTTCCTCATCGTTGAACGTGAGGTTAGTCACGCGGAAATACTGCAGGCGCAGCTGTCCGGCATCGATAACGAATACTGCATCCGGTGCCGGCGCGGCAGTAAACGGCGTTGCCACAACCAGCTGCGTGCCGTTCACCGCCTGTATCGTGCGGCTCTCCACAGTGCCGCCCTGCGTGCGGATCATCACCGTGTCACCCGGAACGGCGCTGGTGCCGCGGTCAGTGGTTACAGCCCGGATTGAGGCCTCATAGCCGGTAATACGCCCGCCATACACCCGCCCCGACACACGCTCGTCAGCAAAGGCGAATACCGTGCCCGGTACATAAGCAAAGCCATCAAGCCCGGTCTGCAGGGTGACGATACGATCCAGATAGTTGGAATACACCGCCCAGCCGCCGCGGCGCTGCGCCTCGCTCTCACGCGTGCAGCCGATGGCCGTGAGTTGCGTCTGTTTAAACTTGAACTGCCTTACAAGGTCAGGGAACATCACCGCCGTGGTGCGGTCCTGATAATGGTTATCGGGATCGCTGAAGTTAATCAGCGCCGAGCTGTAGCGGTTCTTCTCGCTGCCGCTGGAATAGGTAGGCTTTCCAGCCACCGATGCGCGGGTAAGGATCTGCAGCTTTGATGTGTCGGCGGGCATGTCGGAGATAACATTGAACATGTTATTGCCCCAGAACGTCATGCCATTGAAGCCGGCAGCAATATCCTTAATCACCTGCCAGGCGTCGGCCTGCGACTGGATATACACGTCGAATATGAAGCGCGGCTCGGTACCGCTGCCGCCCTTACCATCCGGAACCTGCTGATCGCAGCGCTGGGCGATGCGGTAAAGCTCCCACTTATCGAGCATATCCGCCGTAACACGGCGCCCCAGACCGAAACGGGGCTCGGTGAGCACATCGAACCAGATCCAGGCGGGATTATTCGTCCAGCCCCATTTAAACGTACCGTCCCATGAGCCGCTGTAGGTGCGGGCAATCGGGTTGTAGTTTTGCGGAATGCGAATAATACGGCCTTTCGGCTTGCAGGAAATCTTCGGAATATTGCTGAATGATTTGGCGTTAAACGACACGTACAGCAGCGCAGTATGCGGATAGCGCAGACGGGCATCGATAACTTCTGTGATGGCCTGCACCTGCGTTTTGTTCTGCAACATCTGGCTGGTGCTGTCGGCGGTATCGCGCACAACGCGGATTTGCCATCCGGTACTTGCTTTCGGCAGGTTGATACGGTGCGTCAACTCATACAATGAACTGAGCTTTTCTGTAACCGTTTTAGTCATGACAGTGGCATAGGCGCCGCCGTCGGTGGCCACGTCGATATGATACGAAACCGTAGTGCCGACAATGTCGCCGTCTTTTTCCTGCTGCATTAACCCATTAATACCGATACGCACCAGCACGGCATCAATCTGCGTGTTGCTGATGGCGCGTATCCATGGCGTGGCTTTTGTCAGCGACACCTCGACTTTGCTCTCGTTCTCTACCGCCGGAAAACCGGGTATAGGTTCCTGCATCTGCGTGCCCGGGCGAAAATCCCACGACACGTTTTCAAAATTCATCGAGCCATCGGTATTACCCAGCGGGGTGCCATCCAGGTAAATGCGTGTGGCATCCAGCCCACCCGCAAACTCGCCCTCTCCAAGCGCCAGCAGCATACGGCAGCGTGCCATCGACTGGGCGCTGTCGGTCTGTTCTACAGGCGTGTGCTGTTTCTGGCTGCCGCCCTTCGCACCAGTGATCGTTGCCATATTACGTCCATAAAAAAACCCGCCGAAGCGGGTTTGTGAAGTTTAGATAATAAAATACCCGCATTGAGCGGGCTTTGGTATTTCTAAGCATCTTAGAGTGAATCGGGATAGATAGCGAAATCACCAACGGATCCCAACCCTACTCGATAGGTCATGGATTTATCTTTGGTAACTTTCCCAGATTGTGCGCTTAGGCCGCCATAACATGCGCCCGTACCTTGTGCGCTAAAGACGTGATCACCTGCATCCAAATAAAGAGTCACCTTTTCTGCGGGCTTTAAATCTGCGGCGGGCTTACCGTCAGCGAATACCCTAACTGTGCACACACTGCCTCTTAATCCATCATCCCGCTTTATGACCACCTGCCCGCTACCATATCTTTGCGTTGCTAAAGATGCGGCAAATAAACGCTGAGCAGGTACCTCTTTGGCTTGGTCATTTGTGATGGGCTTAGTAGCGCAGCCTGCTATCCCCAATAAAATAACCCATAGAAATATTCTTTTCATTTTCATAGTCTCAGAGCTAAAGATGATTCAAATCTTATCACTGCGACATCCGAAAACCAGCCTTTCTGAGCATGGAGAAAATTCAAATATCTTCGGCGACGATTCCCGCGCTAATAATAGCCCCGCCAATCTCACGCTCACCGTAGAGGACAGGAACCGGATTACCCATGGCTATAGTGTTGACCGCTCCGCCAAAGGCATAAGAGGGTTTATTGTCGGGGTCATCGCGGCTCTGCAATCCGCGCGCCTGTGGCGAAAGCATCTGGTAAATACCGCCGGCCATCATTCCTACCCCACCAGCAGCGAGGCTTGCGCCAAATGTGGACAGCGTGCCTGAACTAAAATACGAAATTGCTATTCCTGCAACCACCATCACCGCGCCAAGGATGGTCTGAAACACCCCAGCCTTTTTCGCCCCCTCCATAACCGGCGCGATGCGGATATCGTTGTCACCTCCCAGGCTCTGGTAATCATCCAGACCGATATTGCGTTTTCCGCGAAACACTGCGAATACCATGCCGTTTTTTTTGGCATTCATCAGGTAGCTTTCAAGCCCGTCGAGGTTGATGCAGAGAGCCTTCACCGCCTCCGCTGAAGTCTGGACCGCGAGCTTATGAACGCGTCCGAAGCGCGCGCCGAGCGCACCGTAAAGGCGGATAGTGGTTAAGCGCGCCATGGTTTTATCTCCTTAGGTAAGTCTTTGTGGCGAACACATATCATCGTCCGGTCTTTGAAATAACCACGCGTGTAAGGCGTAGTGCATGATGGATGTCCGTAAAGGTGGTGAAGCAGTTCACCGTCTTCGGTAATGATCCCGGCATGGTTCCACTTCTCTGAACGCACCTGCATGATGACCATGCAGCCAGGTATCGGGTCGCACTCAACGAATCCCTCTTTCTCCCAGTTGTCGAAATAGAGGTTGTCCGGGTACTGACTCTCCCACCACGGATGATCCACACGGAAATCGTTCAGCGCAACGCCCTGCGTGGCGTGCCAGTCCATTATCAGGCCCCAGCAGTCATGCGAGCCGAGAATAAACGGGCGACCCAGCAGCGGAATAGCGTCTGGTGTGATTTCAGCGTATTCGTCGCAGTCCGGTGCGTAGATGCCCCAGACCACACCAGAGTTATTGCACTGCTGGCGATCGAGGTCAGACGGGATGGGACGGGCTCCCTCACCCGGATGTGAGTGGATTACGCGGACTATTGTGCCTGCATCCTCAGCATTGGCCCAGTGTTCGCCATCAATGCGGAAATGCTCAGTCGGGTTTTCATGGCTGTTCGGTACCGGGACGTAGCGCTGCCGCCGGCCAGTCTGGACAACGAAGCCACAGCACTCGCGCGGCGATTCCTCCAGCGCATGTGCCCGGATAGCTGCCATTATCGTTTTGTTCATGAGGAAACCTTATCGGGAAATCAGAACCGTGCTGGGGTAGCCGCCAAAGTCGAGAATCGCGGTATTAGGTTCCGCCAATCCAGCGCCGAAGCGCTTACGACAGTCGCTCAGACACCCGCCGCACACATCCAGCGCCGGGTCAGCGACAGGGCTGCCCTTTGCGTCGAAATACGCCGCACCGTTGTAAGTGCAGCCGTCGCCGCTGCGATACTGCCCACGCATTGCCCATTCGCACAGCGAAGTAATCTGCCGGGTCGGGATAACCAGCCCCTGCAGGTCTGCCGGGCTACTGAGCGACCATGACACGGTTTCGTCATCTTCAGCTGTTTTGGTATCAAGCCAGAACGTCTGGAGAGAAAACATCGTGGGATCAGCGGTCGGATTCACGCCGCCCGGGAAGTTCACGGCATCGAGATAAACAGCATAAGTGTCGATAATGCTGACCCGGGCGTTAACCATGTCCTTAAACTGCAGGCACAGCGCCGTGATATGGCCGTCCAGGTTCGATACGCTAAGTTTTGGCTCTGCCGCCTGGTCAGTCGAAAGCTCAAGGTCGGCTATCTGAAATGGCCAGAACTCGTAAACCTCACCATTCCAGATAATCGGCTTGGGCCCGAGCTTGTCTTCGTCGCCGTTCGCCGCGTCGATTTCCTCTGGCGTATGGGGAAACGGGCTGTAATGGAAACGATGAATGCCGCCGCTGAACTCTGAAGCATCCACCACGATTAATCGCACCCTGCCACCGGGCGCCAGCTTTGCTGCCTGATCGATAAGAGCCATTATGCAAACACCCCGTATGCACGCTTGATGGTAAAGGTCAGCTCAGCTGCGTTACTGCTTATCTGGTTCTTGCGTACCGAGTTAGCGACGACGCGATAGAGGCCCTTCTCTTCACCTGGCGGGGTAATGATGAAGGCCTTAACGGTATGCGCCAGTAAAAAGGCTCGCACATCATTCACTTCCGTATTCCTGCCCACATGCAGCATCGGCACCTGAATAGCGGTAGAGTTGATGCCATTATCTGCAACCTGCTCATACCCATCACCAAACTGCGCGGCCCGGATAGTCTGGTCATATTCAATGGAGCCTGCACCAAGCTGGACGGGCCATTTATACGTTTCGACTGCCATATTTACTCCATAAAAAAACCACCCGAAGGTGGCTCGTAATAGGTCATTGGCTGGTTATTAAATGCAGCGTTCAGTTATGGCCTTAAATCTTTCTCTGATATACCAACTGGGAAGATAGAGTTTCACTTCTGTTTTACCCTGAGCCTCAACCACATCAGCAGCTGCTGTATATTGTTCCGTATAAAGGGTTTTACCTCCGGGGTATGGTTGAATGAAGGTGTTGATAGCACTTCCATCCATGAGGCGTTGCGATTGCCAACCATAAAGCATACATTCAGCGACGCTATCCACTGTCTTTGTAGAGATAAGGGTATAATCAGGTCCATTCCCTCGCAGGTCAGTTAAGTTTTTGCATCCAACCAACCCCAGCAATATTCCTAGCATCATCACCTTCTTCACTTACAACCCCTTTGCTATTACATTTTTAACCATATTAGCCAAGGGATTAGTGAAAAACTATCGTCCTTTTGTGAAGTTATAGATCAGCCCTCCAGGCTTTAAATGCCGCATTACAGCCTGAGTGGCCAGATCCTGCATTTCTCCCGCCAGCGCCCTGCCCATGGCATCGCCGGAACTGCTGGTTTGCGCTGAGGCATTCCCGTTAGCGTCGACATTTACGGTAGTGTTTATCACAGGGGCGGCAAGCGCCCCGCCTGCATTGCTTGTAAGCCCGTGCATTGCTTCCCGGCCAACAACCCCACCGTTTGCATAACCCTGCGCTCCGCGCATCATGGCATACAGATTTTCGACGCCAATCGCTGAGGTGGCCTCTTTGGTGAAAACGAACTCGCCGCCATGCACCACGCCTTTAGGTTCGTATTTACCACCGTTGCCGGTATAACCACCCGCGTCAAACTCTGGAATATACCCTCCATTCCACGCCTGAATACTTGCTGGTGGCATCGGCACCCCACTGGTACCGTCATTCAATCCCGTGGAAGAGAACGAACCGGACACGCTGCCGCTAATCCAGCCCATTGCAGACTGCACGGCATAGGCCACCAGCAGTTTATTGATAACCTCAATAATCATTTTCATCAGCGAGGCAGTGAAGCTCTTGAAGCTGGCGGTTCCCGTAGTAACGAGGTTTGTCATCATATCCGCAATGCCGCCAAGCGTTGACTGAGCCACATTCTGCATTGAGGCATAAACGTTCGTCGCTGAATCAAGATATTCAGCCCAGCCTTTCTGAACACCCTTCAGCCAGTCGCTGCGAAGGCTATCCTCTGCCGCGTAGTAGTCGTTAGCGGCCTGCAGTTCCTGCTTATAACCAGCATCCTCAAGACTTCCGCCCGAATTCAGCCATCCGCTGCGAAGCTGGGAAAGCGCCGTCTGGCGGCTTGCCAGCCTGTCGCTCATGGTGGAACCGGTTTCGAGCGCAGCCTGTTTCTCCGTCATCTGTGTTACGTACTTTTGCGCGGTATCCATGCGCTTGTTGAGCTGTTCCTGAGCCGTTATCTGGTCTCCAATCAGCGCTTTCTGGCGCGCCAGCTGGAGCACCTGCTCTTTGCTCGCCAGCAGGGATTGTTCCTGTTTCGATAACTGCCGCGTGCGCGCAGCCGCTTCCAGAACAGCAAACTTCGACTCGGTGGTGTAGAGGTCTTTACGCTGCTGACTAATCGTGTCATTGACTGAGCGATGGTCCTGAAGCGTTTTCAGCTGCGCCTGTAGCGCCAGCAGCTCGGCTTGGGCAGAGTCTTCTGCACGATCGCCAGCGGCTAACGTTACCCCTTTTGCTCTGGGAGCTTTAGGGTCTTTATATAACTGCTCAATGCCGGCGCGGGCCTTCGCGATATCTTCCGGCGTCCATAGCGTTGCCGTTCCGGCTTTTGCAGCCTTTGCATTATCAGCGATTGCCTTGTTTAACTCGTCCTGCGCCTTTCGCCGCTTTTCTGCCGCAGTGGTACCAGCGTCCAGATAGCGATTAATTACCTGCTGAGCATCGATCGCATCGTCATTAATCTTGTTGCCTGATGAAATGGCCCCGCTCAAATCTTCTTGGAGAGTTATAGCCTGCTGCATAGGGCTAATCTGGGCTTTCAGGGCTGCAATAGCTGCGATCTGGGCTTTACGGCGATTATCGTATTCCTGATCCTGTGAGCTGGTATCGTAACTGTAGCCATACCCCATGCGCTGGCGCTCAGGAAGCAGATTTTTTTCCAGCGAAGCGAGCTGGCTTTCCATCTGTTTTAGCATGTCCTGTGGCGCCTGCGGACGGCCGATATTCAGCAACTCATCCCACATACCCTTAAAGGCATTACGGGTGGCATTGGCTGCTCTTTCCACCAGTCCAAGGTTAGACAGGATCTGCTGGCTGCGCTGCTGCTCTGCCCTGCTGTATGCGTCTGCCGCTGCCTGGCCCGCCGCTTCCTTATCACCCCGTCGCTCAAGAGCCGAAATGTATTCAAACTGCGAGGCGGTCAGATAATGCATCTGGCTGTTCAGCTCAGCAGAAGATTTGGTCGGATCGTCATACAGCTTTTTAAAATTAGCGATAGTTTCAGACACAGCCTGACCGGTTGCCTGCTGCATGGCTACCGCTGCGCGCGTAACCGTCTCTAATTTATCCGCGTTAAACTTACCGGATCCCACCACCTCAGCCAGGACGCTGGCGCTTGCATACTGCGTGACGCCATTTCCGGAGAGAGACTTTGCAAGCGCGGATAATTGCCCGGCGGTTTTCCCCGCATAGTTGCCGGTCAGAATGAGCTGTTTGTTGAACTCCTCATTCTCCGCAGACCCTTTAAAGTAAGCCACTGCCAGCAACGTAGCGGTACCGGCCAGGAGACCCAGCCCCAAATTCACCGGGTTAATAAGACTGGATAGAGCGCGAAGGGTGTTGCCAACGCCACCAAACGAATCTTTAATTTGCCCACCCTGCTGAATGGCGACCATCCAGACAGGCATGCCGGAAGATAATGAAGTAACGATATCGGTAATTTGCCCGGGTAACTGGCGCATCGCCTGTTGATACTGGCCGGCGCTGACTTCACCGCTTTTCCAGGCGCTTTCCTGTTCACGCAGTTTCGCAATAAATGGTGCAGCCTGTGCGGAAACGCCCAGCTCTGCGGCCTTAAGCTCCAGTAGCTCTGTGCGGGTTTTGCCGATGGCCTCAGCCTGTTCCTGAAGTGTCCGGGTGAAAGTTTCCCGGATAGCCTGCGCACGCTGTAATTCGGCAGCTTCAGCACGCTGCGCGGCGTCCAGCTCCGCTATAGCTTGCTTCAGCATGCGGGACTGGCTGGCTGCAATCTGTCGCTGGATGGCTTCCTGCTGAACCGCTCGTTCCTGTTCGCGCAACTGAGCGATAACCGGAGCGGCCTGCTCGGCAATTCCCATTTGTGCCGCGCGGTATTCAGCAATATCCGCCTTGCTGGCGCGAAAAGTCGCCGCCTGGTCAGTGATGGACTTCAGGAAACTTTCCTGCGCAGCGGTAGCGCGCTGGGTATCCTGCGCCAGCTTCAGCCGCTCCTGCCCCTCGGCGGTTTCCGCTTCCATAACCTGGAACAGCTTGCTGCGGGTCGTTTCCAGAACGGCGTTGAAATGACCATAATCATCATCACCCAGCAGGCCTTTACCCCTAAAGCCTGAAAGCGACGCCTGCAGCTTCTCAAGCTCGTCCATCGCCTTATTGACCGGGCTGATTTTATTGAGCAGGTTCTGCAACTCCTGCTGCTGCTGCTTCAGGCTGTCAGAGTTCTTTTTCTGACTGTCCGCGCCAGCACGGAAAACGCTGTTGAGATCGTCAGCCTTGTTCGCTGCACCAGCAGCAGTTTGCTGGAAATCGTCCAGCGCCTTATTCCCGCGCTCCAGCTCAGAGGTATTAACCCGAAGCGCAATGGTTGCAATATCGGACATTACGCCCCCTTATGGACAATTTTTAACGCCGCGCTTTCCATAATGCGAATATCTGCCAGTGCGGTTGCCTCATCCTCCACACCGTGAAGTTTCATCAGCCAGGGCAGGACGTTGTAATCCAGCCCGGTGATACCGCCCATTCCTGTTCGCCACTGCGTACTGGCAGCCTGAAAGGTCAGGAATGCTTCCCACACATCGGGCCAGACTTCATGGGTCTGTTCTTCTTCTGTGTAGTCATCAGCACTCAGGCCGAAAGCGGCCAGGTCTTCAGTGGAGGGTTCAGGCGTATAGAACGCCGAGGCAACCGCTATTAGTTTTTTTCGCGGTTCCCCGTCAGTTCACGGTAGTAGGTACTGACGATGGCCTTCATCGCGCCGGGGTAGTTATCCAGCAGGGTTTCAAGGTTATCCCGACTGAATTCATCCGGCAGCGCCCAGCCTTCGGTGATTTCATGCAGGAAATCGACAGCGGTTTTGCCTTCCATCGTTTCGAGCGCAGCCAGCTCTTTAATCGGCTTGTGGCGGAAGGTGAACGTAAGTTTGCCGTCCTCATCACCGGCGCGCGGGATGGTGACATCGGCCTTAAAGGTCGGTTTGGGCTGAAGCTGAAATTTTGGTGCCATAGTTTCCTCGGCAGAAAGAAAAGCCCGTTGCCGGGCTCAGTATTAAGCGGACGGGGTTTCAGTCACGGTATCTTTGTAAAACGTCATATCGCGGGACTGGATAGCGAACGCGGTTTGCACTGTTTCGACGTTGTTCACGGCGGTAGTCGGCTGCGGGTCGAAAGAAGTCTGCCCGGACCAGTAGCGCATTTCCTTCGCCTTTGGCACATACATGCGCAGCGGCAGGATATCGCCGGAACGGTCAGCTGCGGACAGCACACCGTAAATCGGCAATGTTGAATCATGCGCCATGGTAAAGGTCTGCGACTTGGCCGCTTTGTAGGTCGCCAGGTTGCGCTGGCGGTCGTCGGCGAGGAACTGGATCTGCGTGTACTGCTGATCGCCGCCGGACTGCGCCACTTCGGTGATTTGTGGAATTTCGGTCCACTCGGTGACCTTACGCAGGGAGCCAACGCCGGAGCCCGCCGGGAAGAAGTTGGTATCGGTGCTGTTAATCACGCCGATCGTCACGCTGGTGGTCGTCTGCGCCGTCACTCGCGCCACCAGGTTATCGATCAGGCTCCAGCCGCTCGACACCAGCACCACGTCACCGACAGCGAGGCCGTGGCCGGAGGCGACAGTAAACACTGCGCCATTGGCATTCGACACAGCAGAAACCGCCACTGCTGCGGCAAGTTTCGAGCCGACGAACACCGTGGCGCCATTGGGTAATGCGAAGCCCATAGAGGAGTCTCCATAATTCAGGGATAAAAAAACCGGCAGCGCCGGCAGGGGGTTTCAGGCTGAGATGTCAGCCCGGTAGTTGATGCTGACAGGAATGGTGAAAGAGACGCCATCCGGTACGCCGGGATAGATGGCGGGCGGGGACGTCACCCAGGCGCTGAAGCCGTCGCCGGGGATCTCCTCGTTTTCCGGGAACAGCGCGGCAACCCGACGGGCCAGCGCCCTCGCCTGCGCCTTGCCGCCACCCGCTGGCGCCACCACACTGACCTGATACACGCCAGGGTAAACCCGGCATTCGCCCGCGAGGTCGATACTGTACGGGCGGGCGGGCATATCATGCGAAATCAGGTAGAGGGCATCGGTGGGTGGTTCAAACTGAATGTTGTCCCACGCCACCGGTACACCTTCGCCCTCCGCCCACGCTCCCAGCCTCGCCTCAAGCGCCGTTGTGATGTCCGGTATCATTTTTAACCTCGCTTACTGCCTCGCTGAAGAACTGCTGGAACTCGGAAGCAGTGATGCGCACCATGCCGCCGGGGGCCTGTTTCGAGTGCCCCATTTCCAGGCGGTATGCGTAAGGGACGTTGTTACAAAAGAAGATGTCTCGCATGCCCACTTTGAAAAGTGACAGTGCAGCCACGCCTGCGGCAATCGTCATATTGCCGCTTTTGTCGATGCGCCCCGTTTCCTCGGTGGTACGGTTATCAAACGACACCTGCCAGTTACCACGAAAGCGACCGCCGGTATAGCCGGGCGGAGCCTTAACGTCCATGCCGTCACTGACACGGGCCGCTTTCCTGAGCCGCCCGGTTTTCGTGAGGTTTGCCGGGTCGGCCATCTGCGCCTGGTTGTGTTCAGCGACCGCATTGTTGTAAGCCACCGCCGTCTGGTTGATGGCCCACAATTCAGGGTTGCCGACGGGCGACATCTGCACAAGCCTTGTCAGTATTTTGATACCGACAGCCCGCACTACTGCTTCCTGATTGGCCTTTGCTTTATCAACGAACGCCGTGATGGCCGCCGTGAATGCGTTGTTCTCGCCCATGCTATGCCCTCAGTTGCGCGCGGTAGCACAACAGCAGCTTGCCAGGCTTAACCGGGTTCGGCTTCTCGATGCGGTACCACTTCCCGTCCACGTCCACCATATCGCCGGTGCGCAGTTCGGCATCCGCCGTAAACACGATGCGCACATCGCCGTTAAGGATGACCGTGCCGTCAATCTCGCCGGGTTTGTAATCCATGCGCACACCGACGGCGATAAACGCTTCATCCGGTTCGTGGTGCTCAATGCCACCTGATACCGTCACCCCGCCTTTGCGCTTCACGGAATACTCTGCACCATTCTCTGTAAGCAGGCGCGTGCTGGTGGCTTTCATGCGGGTGTAATTCATAGCCACGTTACCCCCTTACCAGCCGTACCTGGCCTGAACTGACCGCCAGCCCGCGCAGCATATTACTGAGCCAGGGGAATGACGCGGCGCTACGGCTGGTGCCCGGCGCATAACTAACGCTCACGGCGCCGGAAATCGACTCCTGCACCACTTCGCCACCAGCATCAAACGACGGCATCAGCTCAATTTCCTGCGCCTCAATGGCAAGGCGGCATTGCGCCTGCACCAGCTGGCGGGGAATGGCAGAATCAGGCAATTCCACGCCGTCGGCCTTAACATCACTTCGGGGCCACGCCTGCGGCTGGGAAGAGTTTGTCCGGCAGCCGCGCCAGTTGATGCCCGCCAGGTAATCCATGGCCTGCACCAGCAGGTTTTCGCGCTCTGCCGCATCGTCAGGGATTGCATACCCGCGCGCGGCGGCGAACTCCTGCAAATCGGCAGCGCTGGCGTAGCTGTTGAAATCCGGGGACGCAGGGTCAGTAATGAGCATGCTTACTCCTTCACTTTCCAGCCTGCTGCTTTCCAGTTTTCGACTTCATCGGGGTGCACATTCGCCTCTTTGGGCTCACCGGGAAACGAAGGAAATTCGCACTCCATCGGCACCAGCTCTAACTTGCTTTCCTGCTGCTGCTGCTGCTGCTGCTGCTGCTGCTGCTGCTGCTGCTGCTGCTGCTGCTGCTGCTGCTGCTCAGGATTGTTTTGCCCGGCATTATCTGCTGCAAGCTTTTCCGCCTCACGCTGCGCACGCTGCTCTTTGGTTAATCCAGCCATGATGACCTCCAGTAAAAAGGGGCCGCAGCCCCTGTTCGATTAACCCAGCAGCAGCACTGCATGGGCAGGTTTCACAGACGCCACACCCCACGCCAGACCCACTTCGTAACGCACCTGGCGGTACTGACGGTACAGCGCCACCTGGAAAGTGATGCCGGAAACTGGGTCGGTGACGTTCATCACGTCGTCAGCGGAGTCGCCGCCTTTCGGCATGGCTGGCGTACGCGCCGCCAGCAGGAACGCATTACGGTCAAACGCCATGTTCGCCGTGAATGCGCCGCCGACAGTAATCGCGGTATTGTCAGCCAGGTTCTGGCGCAGGCCCGGTGCTGCCAGGGTGATAGTGGTAGCGGTCGCAGCGGCCACGACGTATTTATTGTCGTCACCTGCAAACGTCACCACACTGCCCTGCGCGATGCCGCCCGTGCCGGTATCAATCGCGATAATGACATCGCCGGCCTGTTTGGCTCCGTTCATCAGATAACCTGCGCCAGCACCACCAGCGACACGCTTAACGCCAGCGGAGTTATGGAGGTTAAAGCCTTCCAGGCGACCGATAACGCCTTCACGCAGCAACTGCTCGCTACCGGATTCGTTCACCTTGAACAGCACCGACTGTTTGCCACGCAGGTTAGCCGTAGCAGAGGAGCCCAGCACCATCTGCAGGTCAGTCGTCGGCGCGCCGTTGTCTTCCAGCACCTGACGCGCCAGCGCAGCATCGGACAGATCTTCTTTTACGCCAAACGGCGTAGTGCCGGCGGTGCCGACAGCTCGGGATGATGCGTAATAAAGCGCACCGAGATCCGCATCAACTTCATTCGCCAGCGCGCGGAAAGCCTGTTTGAACTGGTCAGCCAGAATGGTGTTGTAGGTACCAGACGGACCGATAGCAAGCTGCTCCTCGCCGTTCCATTTCACCGGCGCCATCTTGGCCTTAGTGATAGCCACGTTGACGGTACCGATATCCTGATCGCCATCATTCGGCGCGGTCGCACCCGGCGTGATATCGACGGTGGTTGCTTTCGGCGCTACCGGGGAAACCACGTTCTGCCCTTTGGCGGCAGCGTCAGCTTTGGCATCACGCGCAACGGCGGGAATGAAACCCACCTGCTCGCGTGAAACCACATCCAGAGCGGTATAGATAGTCGGGATCAACCCAGTAAGGGTGTTGGACATTTCGTTATTCCTTTAAGGGAGTTAATAAGGGGTGATGGTGAGCTATCCAGCTCTGGCGCCGCGCGCCATCCGGTACGCGGCAAAGAGGATTAATCGACGATGGTTACGCCGTCTTTCAGCGCGCCCTGCTTGCCAGCCATATCCAGCGAGTCGAACGCGGCGCGCTTCATGGTTTTCTGCCCGGCCTGATGCTGGGACTGTTGCGAGCCGCCGCCGCTGGCGCCGGACGCTTTCAGGATGTGATCCTTCTGCGGGTACTGCTCTACCAGGTATTCCAGCGCCTCATCAAAATCTGCGAGCTCGCCGGGTTTCGCGCGGGAATAAACCTTATTGCCCTGGCTGTCATAGGCCACAACCTTACCGTCTTCGATTTTGAATGCCTGTCCGAAGCGCGCCTGCACAAAATCCGCCGGGATTGCCATTTTTTCGGTAATAAATTTGGAGCCGCTGAAGCTCCCGCCGATTTTTGCATCATAGAGCTGGCTCTCCAGCGTCTTGCTGCGTTCATTGGCTTCGTCGAGCTGCGACTGAAATGATTTGGTGATTTCAGCTTTCACCTGGTCAACGGCGCCCGCATCGATAAGCTTTTTCTGGTCGATTTTGGTCATCATTTCCAGCGCTTCGAGCGCTTTCGCCGGGTCACTGATGTTGGCAAATGCGGCCAGTTTAGTTTCGGCGGCTTCTTTGGCTTCGCGGTGGGATTTGGCTTCACCATTCAGCGCAGAAATCTTGCCGACGGCCTGCGCCGCATCAAAGCCAAGCTCTTTGCCATCGTTATGGACGTAAATCGGGAGGCCGTTATTGTCCAGTACCGCCAGCGTCTGGCCGTTCACTTCTACCGTTTTCAGTTTCATGTGCTTACCTGTTTATCTGGTCATCCGACCGTTGCGCCGCGCGCCATCCGGATTGCGGCAATAAAAAAGGCCGCCCGTGGGCAGCCTCCTGGAGAGTTAACAAATTTTCAGTCGTGGCCGTTCATTTCATCCATCCACGCAGCACTTACCAGACCGCCAATCATTCTGGCTTCCGGGGTAGTGCCACCAGCCTTTTGAGCAAGCTCTTCCAGCTTATCTGCGAGATTTTCGGGCCGGGGTTTTGAGTGGAATAAGGCAGTCGCCTGTTTCAGGAACGGGAATTTTTCTTCAGCCATGCGAGCAGCTCCGGATAGATACGCTGGTGGTCATCCTCGCTGCCCAGCATGAATAGCGCAAGGACTTCTGCAAACAGCTCACGACCATTTTCGGATGCGTAGTAACTGACAGGGCGCCACCATCCGGAAGCATAGGCATCGGCTGTAATCTTCTCTACCTCTGTAAGGCGCTGGAAATAAAGATGATGCCCCATTTCATGGGTGATGGTACCTGCAACGCTGGGTATGACTGTGTAGTCAAAGTGAACACCCTCCGCGGCGGCAGCGGCAGCATCCGAGATGGTGAGCAGCTTTTCCAGCGGCAGGGTCGATTCGAAATCATAACCAGCCCCGTTCTCCCGGATAGCGTCCCACTCATCAGCCTTAAGCGCCCAGCGGGCGATATGAATAGCCCGGCTGTCTTCGTAGTAGGCACCAGCAGCGCTTTTCCGCGCCCCTTGCACTTCACTCAATGAACTAACCGGCGGCAAATCGAAACGGGTAGTAACGCCCTGCATTGCACCAGCGGCCACCCGCGCCGCCTCCAGTGATGTACCTTCAGGGAAGCGGATTTCATCAGCGATAATGCCGCGCATGCCCTTCTCGATTTCAGCCACTGACTGAGCGTCGGGCAAAGAAAAGCCGGGAGATTTCCCGGCTTCGTTATCGGTCGAAAGCGCTTTAAGTTGCGCCAGGCTTATCCATTCGCCCTTGTCGGTGTACATATCGCTGAGCTGGATATGTCCGGCACGGTACAGCCTGCCACGCTCTGGCCCCAGTATCTGATCCTGCCGCTGCGGCGACTGGCGGGACAGCCACTCAAGATACGTGGTATCCGCTGGTACCTGCCCGTCCATGCTGGCGCGGCTGCCTTCATCCATTTCGTCGGCATCGATACCCATTTCCCGCCAAGATTTTAGGATCAGGGTTTCGGTGGAGCGACAGCAGAAATGAATGCGGCCCGGCCCCTGCAGGTAGGGCACCTTATGGCCGATGGGCTTGTTGTCCATGGTGTAGCGCAGCCTGTCCCGAACGATGCATAGCGGCGTCGTCTTGTTATCCAGCGTAGAGAGCCACTGCTTCCCCTTCACGATGTCATCGTTGGCCTGCGCAAAGCTGGTGCGCGCTGTCGCCGCCAGATGATTTACTGCCGTTTTGGTGATGCTGGCGGCGTTCGCCCGGCTCATCTGCAGCGCACCGTCCTGATAGCCCTTGTTGGCATGCCCGCGCACCTGCCGCGCAATGGTTTCAGTAGCATCCCCCAGCAGATAGCCGCGGCGCACCGTGTTGGTGATACGCGCCATACGGTCAGTCTCCAGATTGTCGGCCCATTCACTGAGCAGACGTCCCTGAAAGGGTTGAGCCATTGCGGCAGCATGCACCATATCCGGTGTAACGCCCTGCAGCGGGAAACGCATTTTGACGCCCTGCGGCAGTAAAGTATCAAACAGGCTCAACTGGTAGCCGGTTTCATGCTCTGCCAGTTGCAGAAGCTCATCCGCCAGGCTGGACTGCATGCCCGCCACTGCCTGCTTGTTTAGCTCGCGTACGCTCTCAAGCAGGCTTTCCAGCCGGTTAACCGTAAACTGACTGGCGGGCAAACTGTCCATCGCCACCAGCAGGCGCGCGGTAAGTTCTGCGTCGCTCTCGTTCAACAGTTTAACCATGCGATTCGCAACGCCGGTGCTGTAGCGGCTGATCCAGAGCGTGTGCGCTATCGCTTCATCCCGCAGCCTGTCATTGACCGTTGCCATTGCCGCCGCCTGTGAATGTCGGGTCCTGATTATTGAGCTCGTCGATCACGTCTTCGGGCTTCGCGTCCGGGTCGATGATTCGGAGCGACTGGAGCGCGCGCACCGCATCAATACGGCGGATATCGCCGCCCTGTCGCAGAGACTGAACCGCCAGCGCAGCAGGCGCGTTAATGCTCTGTTCCGACACATCGAGTTCAGTGCGCACGTCCACGTTGCCGCCATCCTTCAGGCCAAGCCATTCGGCCATGATTTGCAGGATGTTATCGAGCGCGTCCTCCAGGGAGTTCGCCATGGTGTAAAGCGGCGAATTCTCCTGCATCTTCTCTTCCCCGGTCTGCTCAACAGATTTCGTGGAGGTGTTCTCTGCGCGCAGCAGCTTCGCGCCTGCCTGGCGCATCTGGTTTTCCAGATCATCCAGCGAGGATTTTCCGGCGCCAATGGCGGCCCCGGTATGCTCGACATACTCCATCCCCTGCCGTTCGCGGCTTTCAAACTGCGTTGCGGAGGAAGAGCCTATCGTCAGTTCCTGACCGTTCTCCAGACCATACACCACCAGCAGCGGCACCCGGGCGACGTGCAGAATGTTGTCCTGCTCGGACTGCGACTGCCAGTGTTTGATATTCAGCAGCGCCAGATTCAGCAGCGGCGGCGAACCGCGCATAAAGCCAGTACGCTTCGTGTAGAGCGTCACCAGAGGTATATCTTTACGGGACGTGGTCCACTCTTCATGAATCTGCCAGGTTTCCTCGCCGCCCTCACTTTTTTTGCGCCGGTATATCTCAACCTTGCCCGGCATGATGTGGCGAATCTGCTCGACTTTGGTCTGCCCGTAATCCTCGCCGTCGACGATAACCACCTCTTTGATGCGCAGGTCGGTCAGCACCACCTTTCCGCCGACGGTTTTCGACTTCCAGCCAATAACCTGCCGGGGGTTCAGCATCGTCACATACGGGCGGGCACCGCTGGCCTGTTCGTCAGCTTTCGTCCTGACCTCTTCCGGATTCACGCGCGGATAGTCCACCAGCGCATGCGCCAGACCATACTGAAATGCGAGACCAAAGAAAGCCTGCGCCCATACATCAAGCCGCATGCCTTCGAGATCGATATTAGGGGTGAGCTCTCTAATCGGATCCGGCGTTTTTTCGCTCAGCACCACCGGCTCAGCAAAGACGCGCCCGATGTTCTGATTAATGGTTTCTTCGTAGGCTGGCAACAGCGTGGCGACAGCAAGGCGCTTTTTGTAATCCTCTTTGTCTTCGTTCGGCCAGCGGGGCAGGTGGGCTTCACCAAGCTGGCGCATATAGAGCGTGCCGCCCATCAGCGCGTCGTTGATGTCCCACGCCTGGACCATGTTGTTGTAATCAAGGTTGGGTGTCGAAATATCTGGCATGGTTACATCCGAAGTTTGGTTACTTTGCCGGTTGGCCTGATGATCGGGAACTGCTTCACGATGAAATAACCGCCCGCATCGTTCGGGTGGTCGTTATCGGATTTCTTATCCGGCTCACCTGTCTTTTCATCCCACACCTGCTGCTCCAGCGATTCGGTGTAGACCGGGCAGCGCTTCACGTTCACCCTGTAGCGGCGCTCGCCGTTGCCGTTGCAGAACATAGCATTCATGGAGTTCACGCGGTCTTTCACCGGCGGGTTGCTGGCGTTCACCACCACGTTAAAGCCAGCCTGTTTGAGCTGGGCAATATCAGTGGCGCTGGCGTTACTGGATTTGCGGGAGTCGCCGGAAGCATCCGGGTAAACGTAGATTTCGCGCACCTTGCGGTAATCGTTGCCGTCATACAGCCAGAACCGCTCTTTGATGATGCGGATGATGTCCGGCGTGTCGTAGGCGTTGATGATTTCGGTTACCGCACAGGGCAGCCCCAGCCGGAGAACGTGGACAATTCCGACCATCTTCCCGACGTTGAAATCCATGCCGATATAAAGCGGCTCGCCGGGCTGCTCCACCTCTTCGCAGTCATTCAGCCTGCGGTCGAACTGGTGGTAAATGGTCCCGCTCTTCAGGTTGGTGAACTGCCCGCGCAGATAAGCCTTAATCAGCTCCTGCGGATAGCTCGCCAGCAGCGAGGGAATGTAATCGTCCGGCAGGTTCTTTTCGTTATCAAACGTGGAGGCCTGCACGAGCCCGTACATAGACGCCAGCTCCGGTTTATCGCGTACCGCCTTAACAAACTGCTGATAAACGAACTTGAAGCCTTCCGGTGTTGTGGTGACGTCAATACCGTTACGCAGGCCATCGACCTTATAACGCATACGGGCAATGATTTTTCGCCAGGCCTGCTGCGCTTTGGCGGCGGCCATCACGTCCAGCTCATCCACCAGCGCGTTACCGATTTTGAAACCAACAATCGTGGCCGGTTTCTCCATCGAACGGCAGATGGTGGTTCCCCGGTATTGTCGCCCTGCGTAGAAATGGACCTCTTTGTTGCTCTCGTTGATTTTGACCTTCAGGCCCCAGTCAAACGCCACTTCCTCAACCGTCGGGTAGAAGATGTCGCGGATCTGCGGATAGGTCGGCGCGAAATAGCCCTGGTTGATTCTGGGATGTTCCCACATCCCCTTGCAGATGCCGCCGCAGCCTACCCACGTTTTACCGGAGCCGAAACCCGCCACGTAGGCTTTGAATTTATGCGGCATCGCCAGAAACTGCGCCTGCGGCACGTTAAGGGTCGGCGATATCCCCGTCATCGTCATTCCTTACGCGCGCATCCGCGACATTGATATTGATTGCCACAGGTAACGGCACTTCGTCTTCCGGGTCAGCGGCCAGCTCTTTGCGGAGCTTTTCAATTTCCAGTTGCCGGCGCTCGATTTCGATTTGCTGTAACTGCTGCGCGAACTCGCTATCGGCCAGGCCAAGCCGCTTCATCACCGCTTCGAACATGCGCTCGCGGCTGATGGAGGTGATCTCAACGCCGTTTTTGCCGAGCTTGATGCCGGAGTAAGCCAGACGGGAAACAGGTGGCAGTTTGCGGGTATCAGCGAAATAAGGCTGGCCAATGCCGTCACCATTGCAGCGCGGGCATGCCGGGTTAGGTTCCCTGTTGTGGTCATAGCCATAGCCGCCGACGTCTACCGGCTCCTTACCCTTTTTCTCGATCGCTTTTAGCCGATGCTCTTCAAACTCCACCATGTCACGCCACTGGTAGTTGTGGCCGAAGCCATGACAGTAGCGGCAGGATCCCCGGCGGTATTGCGAAAGCTCGTTAGCGTCAAAGGTGGCGAGCTGCCACATCTGCGCCAGCACTTCATCGGCGCTGGCAAGCGTACGCACCAGAGAGGCTTTCTGCTGCTGCGCAATGGCCTCAGCAACGTGAGGAATCGTGAGGAGCTGACGACCATAACTGGCATCGCTGTAACCTGCCCTTGCGGCGGCGGCAGTGGCGTTCTGGTCTATAAGATATTCAGCAACGAAGCGCTTTTGCTGGGCGGTGAGCTCGCTGTCCACCAGCGCATCAGCACTTTTTTCTTTCTGCGCATTGCGCACTTTCTTCTGCGCAGATTTTTGCGCACTTTGCGCAGCAGGCTTTTTGATATAACGACGGGCGGTCGCATAGTTCAGTCCCTGCGCTTCACACCAATCTTTTGGGGAAATGCCGGTGCTGGCATGTTCGGACAGGAACCGCTGCTGAAGCTCGCCCCAGTCCGGTTTCGCCATGTTCTTTATCCTGGGTTAAAGCCATTACGATGCCCACCAGCGGAAGGCATTGGGATGGCAATAAAAAAGCCACCAGCTGAGGCCAGTGGCTTGCATGGGAGCGCTTATTTCTTAATGGACGCATACAACAATCCGCCGGGCTTCAGTGCGTTACGGATCGCATCGGTTGCCGCCTGTTGCATCTCCTGCTGGAGGTTATCAACCGAAGCGGTCTGGCCGTTCAGCTCAGCTTGCAGTGACTGGAACAAATCGCTTTCGCATATGGCATCCAGCACCGCTTCACGCATATCATCAGTGAGACGGGGCTTTGTTGCAGCTTCGCGATTGAAAGTGTAATTAGCGGCTAAAGCCCCGAAAATCTTTTCAGGCACCTTCGCAACGGCTTCCATCCGGCGCTCATCAGAAAAGGGTTTCAAATTATGCCCGGCATAAATATGGGCTGCCTGGATCGAACCGGGATGAATGAGCGCTTCGTTTAGAAAGGTGTGGCTGAGATATTCTTCGGCATCAACAGACGAGGTGCCTTCCAACCAATCACCAGCAAGCCATTCACGGGAATTACCGTCTTTATCGATGAGGCGTAATCGAATTTGCAGGCTCTCCCCTGCCTTAAGCCCCCCTATTAACTTCTCCGTCACCGGCCACGGAATGAAGTCTTTTACCAGCCGATCATCAGAGAAAAGATGTTGCAGCTCCAGGCGATTGCCCCAAGTGCTATCTTCAGGCCAAAGCCATTTAATACTTACGCCGTACGGGACGGGAAGCGCTCTTACAGCATGAAGTTCGGACATATTTGAAAGGCTCTCTTTGATGCGCGCGCGATGCGCATAAAAAAGCCCCGCGGATGCGAGGCTCATATCACAATTTGATTTAAGGCTATGCGTATTAAAGTGGGGATATTCCGCTCACCTTAATTTCAGTTTCAACGTCGAAACCAGATAAAGGTTCATTCGTTGCAATAAAGTATGTATTACCATTTTCGGAGGTAAATTTATGCACTTGATAATTCACCATAACAGGCTTGGTAATCTCTGCTGGGCTATTCTGTGCATAGAATTTTGGTAAAGGCTGAACCTTGGCAGGAACAGACAAGACTCCACAGTCTTCCCCTTGATAAACCAACCTATGGTGCTCTCCTCCAAGTACCAAATAATCGTTCAATCGTGACATTTCTTCCGCCTCGCTTCATAAGAGCTATCAATCTAGCACTAATTGCGGAGCATTATCACAGGCACTCAGTGAATGCCTGCTGTAATGCCTTCATGAATTAACGGTTAAATCAGAGTCCTGAAACAAAATCATCACTTCCAAGACGATGGGAGCCATAACGAGCTTTGTAATCCTCGCCAAGCGTTCCTGCTTTTGTTTCTGCAACGTCTTTGGTTGCATATACTCCCACGAGATGCCAAGGTTCAGAACGTACAACGCCCCATCCCATAACCCAACCTTTATTATCGGGGTCTGATTTAAGCCCATTCGCAACAAACATATTTTTCTCCTTTGAGTTACCAAAGGCCATGCTACGCAAGGGTGCTTCAAAAATAAACAAACATCATAATCAAGATGGTCATTTAACCGCTTTATACCAAGCCTGCCAGCGGTACTGATTCAGCCGAAGCTGGCGCAGGCATTCCGCCGTCTCAACATCAGATTGCAGGTCTTCGTCGCTGTTCCTGCCGGCATCACTTGCCTTGCACGGCTCCTGCATCAAATCCGCTGATGGAGTTGGCAGCGTCGATTGCACGCTGACGCAACCGGACAGACTCATCATCAAAATCACACCGGGTACGATTCGGGTTTTGAACATATTTCACAACGTCGCGGGTTATGGTTCTGTAAATGACTTTGCCTTCACTGGTGGCCTGCGCCGCTTTTTGCTCGCCCGACTGGACTGCTTTAGCCGCCTTGTCTTTCTTTTTAGCCGCCAGCGCATTGATATGGTCAGCATGCGCACTCCAGCCGGAACGCCAGGACAGTAAGCCGGTAACTGCGCAGAGTGCGACACAGAGCATAAGCACATAGCGAAGCTTCATTTCTGGCTCCAGGTGCAGACCTCATATTCCACGTCGCGGCGGCTCATCAACCCTTTCCACTTTTTGCCACCAGCAAATACCCAGCGCTTCAGCTCGCTACAAGCTCCGGCATAATCGCGGGCGTTGAGCTTCTTCAAAAGGGTTGAGTTGATGGCTGCCGTAGCGCCAACGTTATAGGCGAAGGAGTAAATGGCGGCGCGCTGCGTATCAGTGGCTTTAACCCTGATATAGGGGTCAACTTGTCTAGCAATACGGGTCATATCTGCCCGCGTCAGAGCGTCACACTCTTTATCCGTGTAGCGCTTGCCGGGGATGATGTCGTTGCCAGTATGTCCGTCGCAAACGGTAAGCACACCAACAACATCCCAGTACGGATAATACTCGCGCCCTTCCAGCCCGCTTTTTCCGGAAACCATCGCGGTCGCGATAGCAATAGCTCCACCGCCGCCAGCAATCGCAGCCGCAATTCTTTTTCTCAGTTCAGGAGACATTATTCCCCCCGGGCGGCTTTGCGCCGGTCTTCTTTAATTTTGAAATAAAGGTTTGTCAGCCAGGTAAGTAATCCGAACACCAGGCTGCCAAGGACACCAATGGCCGCCCATTGCGATGGGGAAACTTTGTCGAGCAGCTGCAAGCCCCAGTACCCGGCGTTGGTTGCTGATGCTCCGTAGGCGATGCCAGTGGTTAATTTTTCCATTCGTAACATGCTCTCACCTCCGATTAATGAAGTCGGGGTGCTGTGAGTAATGATGGTGATGGCCGGCAGGCATGCGGTTAAGGGGGTGTTTGGTTGCTGAATGCCTGCGGCCAAAGAAAATCCCGGATGAACCGGGCAGAAGTCGGGAATAAAAAAAGCCAGCCCGGTCAGAACTGGCGATTAACACGCATACAGTCTTTTTTCCGTGCCGGAAACCATTCGATAACCACATCTGGCTTTAGTGGTTCCCATCAGATGCAATGAGTGACTCTATTGCTAACGCGTTCAGATACACGGGTTTTACCAGATGGCTAATTATTAGCAGACAAATGTTACCGTCAATAATACAAAGCCATTAAAAACTTAATGGCTACTGCGCAGCGGATAAAAAAAGGCCAGCTCACAGGGAACTGGCCGAGAATCAGGATTCACATCAAATGCAATCGTCGATGTGGCGCCGGGGGTTATACCGGGAGAGACATTGCCGCCACGGTTAAAATATAGGACGTTGAATAATCTAAGGGATGACATCCGTCACAAACCCGCAACATCATAACGCCCTTGCAACGACAGTTAAAAAAAAGCCGCCTGCAGTAGGCGGCAATTGAAGCACCAGGTCGAAATTCGTTCGAGAGGCATATCTATTCTCAATAATTTCATTAGGCAATTAATCGCGATAAGCAAAACTTAAGTGAAATTTTCATCATTCAGTTCACATAAATACTGGGATTCTTTATTAGTTCACTAACAAAATTAAGAACTGTAATAAAACATCTCAAAGAGCAAGCTTGTTTAGCCACTTTGTTTATCCGGGAGGCCGCAAGGGACCATCAAGCACATAAACTTCTTCCGCCACTGCCACCCCGCCGCTGGTTCCGGCAAAATGCCAGACGCCGTTAACCAGTTCACCTGTCTCATGATGCCGCGTTTCTTCTTGCGAATAATACGCCACCAGCTTTTCGCCAGCGTAAAGCACCCAGTAAAAGCCCTCTTCCATCCCTGCCCCCTGTGATTTTTAAACTAAACAGCCAGACGGTGGAATTATAGAGCGCAGGGAAATCGGCACTCGGAAAGTGAATCGATTCTGTTGCCTGGTTCACATAGCAAGCAATGAAGCACTTGCAATAAAAAGGCCCGCCGAAGCGAGCCTAATAATTTGATTATTTTATGATTTCAGCAGAATAGTGCTTGCCTGATGATATAGGTTAACCTATAATTTATTTCATCAGCAAGACGCTGAAACGGGAAGGGCCCCACCGAAGCGGAGCCCAACTGAGGAAAGGGTTATGATGAAGTCAATCATCATCCTGGTTGCTCTGTTAATCGTAAGCTGGCCGGCCTACTAACAGTGGAATCAGGCGGAGGGGAGAAATCCCCTCCAACCCACAACTCAAAATATAAGGTTGCAACATGGCACAGTCAACATCAGACATTCAGAAACGCAGTGACGATAAACGCGGCGTGAAGGTCAAAGGTATTAAGCTCCACGTAGACACTATTGCACTACTCGAACGGATTGCTGATGAGACCGGCGAATCACAGGCCGCAGTGGTCACTAAAGCTCTTAACATGCTTGCTGAGAGCATTAAGAAATAGCCGCCGGTGAACAAAAAGCCCGCTGCAATGGCGGGCTAATCGGTTATCTCTTTCGAGTTGCTTTGCTAAAGGAATCTAATCTGTCGTTAGCCTGATGCCGCCCTATACATTTTTGGCAGCATATCAAAGTAGACTCAAATATGGCCTATTTAATTAACTTTTGCAACAGCTTGCTTCGAAAATGTCGATTTTTGTTGTGATCGTGTTCGCGAAACATTCCACAGCGCGCGGTGATCGAGAGAACGAAACAGGCCGGTCATGGTTTCCCAATACTCACTGTAGTTTTGCGTCCAGTTAGGCTCGCTTACTCCAACCAGCGCAGATAATTTCTTGTTCTGGTAGCCTTCGCTACCATGAATTTCGTTTTTAACTTCCTGCGCCGCGAGCCATATTAAAGCCTTTAGTCGCTCCATAGTCTTGCCAGCCACCTTCCGCGAGCCGAGTTGCTCTTTGAATTCCGCCCAAGCCCATTGGGTAATTGCAACCTGGTATTCAAAGCGGATGTTCTCGCTATAGCTCCAGAGCAGCCATGCTTTCTGATGCTCTTCGAGCGACATCACAGCACGGCGCCATGAGGCCGTCCCGAACTCAACAGGGGTAACCAGGGCGATGGATGATCCTTTGGCGCGGGACTGGCTTCCGCTCATCGGCGGACCGTCTGGATTTACCAGGCGACCTGTTGCCGGATCGGAAATTTTCTTACGTCCGCGGCTGCGCGCCGTAGCAGTGAACTGGGCATTCTCAGCAAACGCCACCAGCTGGCCTTTCGTTGCTCCGCTAAGGTCGGCAGTGGCGGTCTTTAACTCTTCCCGAATGAACTGCAAATATTGAGCCGTCATGCTGCCTCTCCTGCTTTAAGTAATTTCTTCATTGCCGCACGGCGGCGCTCACTGCTGCGCATAAGGCGCTGTATTGTTTTGTCTGCGAACGGCGCGCGGCGGCCGCGCATATGGAGCCGCTCGCTGATGAGCAGGCCCAAAAGAAGCAGCACAAAGCCGATCTGGTATGCGGTGGTGATTGTCATGCTGCCTCCTGCTCAGTGATCGTTAATTCAAGTTTCCCGCCTTTGAAAACTGGCATGCGAATCACGCGATAGTCGTTGACCTGTGAGTCATCAGCCCAGAAGCCAGCCTTTGTGAGCGCGTCAAACGCAGCCTTTTGCAGATTATCGAGGTCGCGACGGCGCCGGTCTGGCATGTGGCACTCAATACGAACTCGCAATGGTGAATCGGTATTTATGTCCAGCAGTGCGGATTTGATGATCTTGGCTACTGCATTGCGATATGCAGCACCCTCGGCGCTGATGTGTGTACGCCCGCGGTTGTGCCGATAGTAGCGGTTATTGCTTGGCGGCCAGGGTAAGGTGATCTGATAGGTATTCATGCTTTAACAAGCCCCTCATGAATCCAGATAATGACAGTCCTCATGACGCCTTCTGCATGCATCAGCTTTAGCTCGTCGTGCGTGTATGGCGTTTTAAGACGACCATCTACAGCATCGTGGCAACAGTTGCAGCCGATGGCCCCGAGGATATCTGGCGGCTTCAATCCTGTTCCGCATGTACCAGGTAATCGCAGGTGGGCCAGCACAGACGTCTCAGGGTTTCCGTTACACACTCCGGGAATGCGGATCTGGCACTCTCTGCCACGAGCCGCTTTGCGTAAATCAGCCATGGCTCCTCCTCGCTGCCAGGCGCAGCCATTTCTCATCCACCAGCCGGGCCGTGTAGCCTTTCAATGTGGGGATGTCGGATGGTTTAACTTCCTGCTTGCGCTGGCGACGCGGCGGGACTTTAAAAATGTGATTGGCAATGACGCGAGCAAGAGGGTTCTTCATCACGCCTCCTGCTTTTCGCGTAGCTGCTGGAACTCGCAGCCGTTCGGGATGGTCAGCATGAGGCCAAACTGTGCGCACCAGCCTTCCACCTGGCACAGGAAGTGATGCATCTCGCCAGTGTCGAGGCTGGAGGTATGGCGCGGCTCCCACGTCGTGGTTTTCTCACCGGTAACAAAATCGGTGTAGGTGACCTGTTCGCTGCCGAGGTAGGTTTTTTTGAGGTTGCGCTTAACCCACTCAGGGGTAGCATCAGTGCGGCCGGACTTAATCAGATATTCACTGATTTCACCGAACCACATATGCGCCAGCGCGTTCTGGCTAAGGCTGCGCTTTTCTTTCCAGGGTTTAAGAACGAGGCGGTAGCATTCGCCGGACTCAAGCAGCGGCATCAGTTGCTGACCGATGGCGGCAAAGTTTGTTTTGTGAAGGCGGACGCCTTCGCTTGGGAATGTCATGCGCCACCTCCACAGAGGTCAGACGCAGAAAACAAGAATTCGCTGGCGCCCGGGGACGTCAGTGAAGAGAGGTGTTTCGCGTTTTCATGTGCCATAAATGATTTCTCACCTATGACACGCAAGTTCTGTTCTGGCTGTTCAGGCCGGGCGGGGTTGTTCAGGCCCCTCGCAGTTGTTCAGGCTGCAACTGTATTATGGCCTGTTGATAATGGAATATCAAAGTTCTTCTTTAAACTTGGTATTGGAACCTTTTCCCTTTGAGTTTCTCATATTTTTCTTGAAGTGCTGGAAGGACCCATTCAGCGAGTTCTGTTTCAGGGAAACCATTCTCTTTACGGATCCGATCCGCAATCTTTAAAGCTTTTAAACCAAGCAAAGCAAATTGAAACTGCCTTTCTTCGAAGTAATCTCGATGAAAGGGAGGGTATGACGAGTATTCGCCTGTATGATTGATAACTTTCATGGCTTCATTTTGTCGCATTGGAAGGCTGCAGATTTCATACATTGTTTGGGAGTTAAGTGACTTCCAGTTTCCTTTGACTAGTGAATAGTCAATGCGATCTGGAATTTCAGTAACTGATTCGTATTCGCCTTGCATTCCATTAGGCTCCCCATAATCTTGAGCTACTTCCGCACATTTATATGCATAGTTTTCAAGCAAGAAAACTAATTCAACGCAAATGAATTTTCTTTCGGGACTGGATTGTCTGTTTTCTTTAAACCATCCTATGAGGTGATTTGCGAAATGACCACCTACTGCACCAACGACACCGCCAATCATCGAGCCGACCCATATTTCCATTTTAAATCCTGCAGCTTAGTTGAATACTTGCTTATCGATAATGGCACAGCCGCTCATGAATTATTCACGGGTGCCCTCAAGCTACTCTCTCATAATCAATTTGGCAATGCTTGGCATGTTAGAGAACCGTTGAACGCGACGCCGCTTGCCGGTAGGTCAACGTTACCTTTGTCTAGTTCTACTTCGCTTTTTGCCGCTAACTCCAATTTGGTATAATTAACTCTCGGCTTTTTTCTGAAAGAAAGCCTACGACTACTGGCTTTGTTTAAATATCGATTCCAGTTATATTCTTTATGCTTTTTTTAGCGTATGCCTCAGCAAGCGACTTAGCGATGCTGGTCAGCGTGCCGAGTCCCTGCTCTTTGAAGTTGGCCTTAATGGCCTGCCAGACCTCTTTTTGTCGGATATCGGAAAGAAAATCATGGCCCTTTGCAGTAAGCCTGAGCGGCACAATAATCCAATGGTATTCGCTCGTGTTAATGCCCCTTACCATGTTTGAATAAATCAAATGCCCGAACCCGCCCTCACCATCTACCCGCTCAATGAGTTTGTTATCTGTCAGCAGGCGCATATGGAAAATGAATTCACCGTCGTTTCGTTGGTAGCCTTTATTCTCCAACTCAGTTAGCAGCGTGTCCGGTCCTTCCGTCTCTTCAAAAGCGCAAAGCAGAACCTTAATGTAATCTTGATTTATTTTCATAGCTTGACCCTGTAGCATATCATGTTATTTATAGCAGCAACATATGCGCTTGCCGTCCTCCTAGTCTTTGTCACTCACGATTCTCGTTAGTGGTCGCGCCGGTATTCCGCATCGCAATAATACCCTCATTCATCGTATGCTCTAAGTCATCGCATTTGCCAGAGAATCGATAGCAGGTTTGGCCTGTTAAAAAGCTATCTCAAAGTTGACGGCTTTTTAGCTTATTGCACGGTCTGCTATATCGCGCATTGTGATTCAAAAATGCATAGTAGAAAACAACCACCGTATAGGTGGTTGTTAAAAAAGGAATCATTTTGGTTCTGGTATTTTAACAGGATTATCTATATCAAGAAACTCTTGAATCTCCCTATATATCTTACGCAAGTCCTTATCGCCAGGGGACATACCATATTGTAATACTACATATCCATGCTCAAATTCACCATTAATCCCAGGTCTTAAATGGCGAATAAAAAAATCAGTTAGTATCCTTTTATCCTCATCGCTGATATTAGATTTATCTAACGCCAGTTTGGCATACCAGCATGCCGTTGCTAGCTCGTTGATAGTATCAAGTTTTTCAACGACATGGTTGTCATCACCAATGCATGAATTGCACCTTTCAGCTAATCGAACAAGTTCATCCATTAACCTTGAGACTTCACTTTGCCTTTCTGATCGTATTAAAGACTCTTTTGATATTTCAGTTGATTTTCTTGCTTGAAAAGTTGCATAGGCAGCAAATAAAGCCGAACCAAAACCACCCAAAGCTGAGATCAGATTAATATAATCGCCGTGGTGCCAACTCATTTCTTAATATTCTCCTTCCCGTAACTAAGCCAGAACACAGCATTATCACAGTATGTGTCTTATAGTTTATGAAACACATTTAACAGATTTTTATTTAACCTGCAAAATCTATCCTTTTCAATACTGTAGGTTAACGTTTGCATGCACGCGGAATCAGATCACCTCCTTATCCGGCGCCGGCGCAGCGCCAGCAGTGCTACGCGCGCAATCGCTAGTTCAGTCTCAAGCTCCTGCCGAACATCTCCAAAGGCGTTCTGTTTGACCGCAAATTCAAGTTGCTTGACCTTATCGGCAGCGTGCGCAGATAAGGCTTCTTTGCTGAGTTCGTTCATGCTGTCACCTCCACATCAATCCCAAGTCCGTTTGGCACCGTAACTTCGATAATGTCGTTTTTGACGAAGTAGCGCAGAGGCTCGCTCTCTTCCTGTAGATACAGCGTTGTGCGCCCGCCGCGATAACTCACCTTCCTGACGCGATAATACTCATCGAAAACAGCCAGCACAGAATTCGGGCCAATATCTTCAGCGCGAACTTTTTTTAGACGCCTTATCATCCTCACGCGTCCCCCCTGTCTCAAGGTTGATGCCCGCGACGGCGGCTGATTCTTCGTAGGCGCGCTTAGAAGCGTTGAGTATTGCAGCCAGCGGCGTATAAGCCCCCCCGCCTGTGATTGTGTTGTGAATGGCCGCCATCGTTTCTCGAAGCTTGCTGTGGCACGCCTCCAGTTCAGCGATGCGCTTCCTCGCCTCATCAAGAGCCGCAATATCTTTTTCCCGCTCCGCAATATTCTCTTTGGCAATACGGCGCCATGAGTTTATTTGCTTGGCCGCCTCTTGATGGCCTTTCTCCAGTTTATCGATGCGGTCCTGCTGCTGATTGATATGGTCGTCCTGCGCCGCATTTGCTCGCTGCATGGCTTCCAGCGCTGCCATCAGCCCGTCAAGCACGCCAGCGGCGTCAATCGCTAGGTCGGTTATTGGGCGCTCAAACTCAACCTCTCTGCCGTTGTAGCTCTCAGTGACGACAGCGAACGAGTCGCTGTCTATTTCGGTGTCGGCCAGGTGGCGAAGCTGGTTTGAAATTTCCGTTGCGTTCAGTAATAGCCCTTCCGCCGCTTTCAGTTTTGCTATGCCCGTCACGCTAAAGCCTCCGGCTTCACGCCAAGTAAGCAGGCGATTTCTCGGCCGCGCCGCAACTGACCCTGCTCATAACCCGTGTTATAAATATTGTTGACCGTTTTAATAACGGCCTTTACTTCGGCGTCGCTGAGGCTACCAGGTAGATCGAGTATCCAGAAGCCTTCATTATCAAAAACCCTGGCTGTGTTGACGCCCAGCACTGTTACGCGCTCAATCTGAGCGTCGTCAGGATGCACGTAGGTTTGTCTGCTCATGCGGCACCGCCTTTACGCAGCTCTGCTGCAATATCAGCCAGCACGCCGTCAGCGAATGAACGGTCGAAATCACCCTCTGGCGCGTCAGCCATAAACTCAGTTGACGTAAGTATCATCCGCGCAATGTCCGCCGCGTTTTTCGCAGTGTCCTCGATGAAGCCAGCATCCCATGCCGCCAGCATCCGGTTAGCAACGAAATGAGCACCATCCTTGCGCGCCTGCGCCCGCACTTCGCGCAGGTAGGCATCGGTGGCGGGGGTTTCGCATTTTGACGGCAGGTAGGTCCCAGGGTGTTTAACGTCGTAAACCTCAGCCGCCAGTGCGTCGCGCTGCTGCGTCATTTCGCGCATCGCTACGGTAGTAACATCAAGTTGTGCCGTCAGGCGCTGGACAAGCGATGCTGCATCGAGCATGCCGTGCTGAGTGCCAAGCAGCACTGCCAGTTCATGCCCCTGCTTCACTAAGTTTTTGTTCTGTTCGATACTCATGCCCGGCCTCCCCGGATGCCAAATTTCTTACGAATCTCTGCGATTTTCGCCAGCCCTTCTTTCTGACCGAGCGGTTTACCTCCAAGCTGAGGCAGCATGGCGCGCGGCGCCGGAATCTCTTCACCCCGGTTGATGCGTGCAGCCATCAGCGCCAGCTCGGCGGCGGCGCGCTTGCGCAGCTCGGCTTCGGTCCAGGTGTTGGCACGCATGCCGCTGTACAGCGAGGTGATCAGCCAGTAGTGCGCCGGGTGTTCCCACGGGTAAGCCTCTGGCGCGTCGTAGTAACCGCGGCGGGCGCAGTAGGTGTGAACCATTGCCACCAGCCCGTCGGCGTCCGGCAGCCCGGCTTTTTGCAGCTCCCCTTCCCTGCACCAGTCGATAAACTGCCCTGGCGAAGGCCAGAACGGTGAGAGACTGGCGCGGGCGTGCTTCATGCCTGCGGCGAGCTGGTCCCTGTTCGTGATGCCATTTTCGGCGAAGGCGGCGATCCACTGGCGCTTTGCGGCGGCCTCATCGCGCGGGTCTTTCAGCGCAGTGCTGACCGATGCGGGGAAAAGCTGTTTCAGGTTGGCAAACAGGATATCTACCAGCCGCTCGACACCCTCATGCACGCCACGACCTTCCGGCAGCGGCCCATCACCGGCGATGCAGGATAGTGCCCCTGAGTCGCGATTTTCGATTGTTGATATCAGGCTTCTCATAAGAAATCGTTCTCCCATGCCTGGCGGCTGTTCCAGTGGTATTCGGGTTGCTGCGGCGCCTGCTGTTGCCTGTTACGGCCCGGCTGGCTCATCTGTGCTTTCAGCGTCGGCCATTTCTCGCGGAGCTTGGCAGGACTGAGGATATTGGTTTGCCAGAAGTGATCGGCATTGGCCCACTCGAACACTTCGCAGATTTCGCGGTGACTGGCTTTCAGTGCGGCGCGCATCAGGCGAACGTCATTGGCCCATGCAGGCCAGTTAGGTTCCCGCGCTGCAGGCGTTGCTATCAGGATTTTGCTGAACATCCACTGAGCGGCTTTGAGGTCGTCAGCAGTTCCCCACTTGTCACCCTTCGGGGTCTGGACAGCGGCACCTTGCCGAAGAGCAGGAAGATTATCAGGAGGTGAGTCAGAGGATTCGCCAGAATTCTCGGACGTAGTGTTTTTATTATTGTTATTACCTTCTTGTTCATGATGCGCGCTTGTATGCGCGGGCTTATGCGCGGCACCACCATTCAAAGCCGCGCCATCACTGGGTTTGTTATGCGCGGGCTTATGCGCGGAGTTATGCGCGGGGTTGTCGTCCATTTTTTGAGCATATTCGGCATAATTCAGGACAGTGATCAGCGTGCCTTTACGCCGTTCCGCCAGTACCGAAATCATGCCCAGCTTCTCGAAATAACTGAGCATGCGCTCAACTGCGTGACGGCTGGTTGGCTCACCGTTACGGTCGCATAATGACAAGCCCAAATCTGCCGATGTGGTTACCAGTTGCCCGGTTTGCAGGTGCCAGGCATGCCCCTTAAACGAGGCTGTGTATGGCTGCCTGGCGGCATCAATGAGAAGGTTTTCCCAGAGCGTCCGCAAATACACGTCTTTCGCCCAGGGCTGCTTTTTGACGCTCCGGTACAACGGGATGTAACCATGCTTCTGGTTTTCCATCCGGTTGCTCCTGACGGCGGATTGTTCCGCAAAATTGACGTAGGCGACATTGCTCATGGCAAAGCCTCCTGCTGATTTACATATCCAGATTTGCCTGGCATACTTACCTCGTAATTGCTGACGTGATTACACATGAAGGCCGCTTCTGTTCCCGCAGAGCGGCTTTCGCCGTTTTTGGTACCCGTCATATCGCCCCCATCATGCTTGTCACCATCTCCATCAGCGGGCCTGCAAGATCAGGTTCAAGCCTGAGCATTGAGAAAATCCCCTCGCTCATCTCTTTCAACTTTTGATGTTTCGGCGCGTCGAGCAGAACGGCCTGCTTAGCTTCGGAAATTTCCTTTTCAGCAGCTGCCAGGCGGGCGAATTTGCACTCCGTCTTAACCAGGCGCCCGCGGAACTCCAGCGGCAGCACGGCGATAATTGCTGGCGTGAGCTGGCGAACACGCTCGCGGTAAGCGTCAGTGCTGTATTGATTGTCGAGAAAGCGGAAGAGCTTCTGGCGCGCGCGGCTAACATCAGCCGGAAAGTCGATTCCCTCTCCCCCGCTATTGCGCCACTGCTCAACGATGTGAAGGGCGACAACGTCCTGCCCTGCGTGACTTGCCCAGGCGCGCACCGCATCGCGAATATCGTCGTGGCTCGGCTCCGGATTCGCTTGAGAGCGATTTATCACCGGAGCGGTAAACAGCCTGGTATCATTCTGTAAACCAATTGATTGCATAGTGTTATCTCCAAAAAGTTAGTTGGTTGTTTTGGGATTCCAGATTGTTAAAGAGCGTTTTGGGGCTTAAGGAGTTAACTGGCCCGAAGTAATGGAGCCAGGTCCGGGCGAATTTCAGTGGCTTTAATTTTCCCTTCTGTCGCTTTTACGATCGGCATGACGTATTTCGCGTCAATGCCGCCACCATGAAGCCAGCGCCAGACGGTAGGCTGAGCAACGCCACAGAGGTCTGCCAATTTCTTTTGGCTGCCAGCAATATCGATGGCGCGCTGAATCACTTTATTGGTCATTTCCAATTCCTTTAAGTATTGTTAGCAACTGATAATAGCAATGCGTATTGATATTGGCAATAGCAAAACGTTTTTTGACCACCAATACGCAAGCGTATAAATTTAAACTATGAAAAATGAATCTCTTGCTGACCGCCTTAACCAGGCGATGGAATTAACAGGTATGTCTCAAGGTGCTTTAGCCAAAGCGTCAGGAGTTGCTCAGCCTACGATTTGGCGATTAGTTAATGGAAACGCGAGGGGCTCAACAAAAATTGTTGAGATAGCAAAAGCATTAGGCGTTCGATCAGACTGGCTCTCTACAGGATCTGGACCTATGCGTGACGATGGACAAAAACCAGTTGCAGTAGCAGCAAAAGAAAATCCGAGTATATTCCGTATAGACGTGCTCGACCTGGCAGTGAGCGCAGGTGACGGGGCGGTCAACAATGAGTTTGTTGAGGTTCTCCGCTCTGTTGAATACTCGGTAGAGGATGCTAGACAGATGTTCAATGGGCGCAAAGCAAGCCAGATTCGCATCATTAACGTTCGTGGAGACAGCATGAGCGGGACGATCGAGCCTGGCGACCTGCTTTTCATTGATATCAGCGTTCAAAAGTACGATGGCGACGGAATTTACGCTTTCCTTTATGACGACACATCCCATGTGAAGCGTTTGCAGATGATGAAAGATAAGCTGCTCGTTATCTCGGACAATAAAACTTATGCGCCATGGGAGCCTATAGAGCGTGATGAGATGAATCGTGTCTTCGTCTTCGGAAAGGTTATCGGAAGTATGCCACAGACTTATCGTAAGCACGGATAAGCCCCTGTTTCTTTTGCGATTTATCGATTTCCTCCTGTTATTGGAAAGGTATTCTGGTCAGCGAATAGCTGGTGAATATTGATTTAATTATTTGATTTTATTGAATATATATTGAGTATAAAGAGAGGTAAAAATGGCTGATTTGCTAAAAGCTAAAATTGATGTAACCGACACAATACCGGAAGCCAGTAACTACTTTGAGGCGAAAGCTGATTCTGTTGTTACTATCGGAACTAATGCTGATGGGGAAGAAATTGTCACTTTTATCTTTTTGAATAACTATCCGATTGTTGCGGTAGAAGAGAATGGGAATTTAACGATAAATGGCATCCAAAAGCGTCGAGTCGCATCGGTAACTCTTGGCAAAAATCAGGCGATGAAATTTTACAACTCTTTGAAAGACGCGTTCAATCTATCTAACCAGTAGGCACGGTAAAGGCATGGATTCAATATTCGCCGCTGAAAAAAAAGGCAAACTTACAGTCGCCTATTCTGATGAAAACGGCTCGGCCCTTGCACTTGAATTTTCGGCAGTAGCATCCCAAGAGGCAACGATAGTTATGGGGGTATGCGCTACGGCCATGGATGGGAAGGACGGAAAACTTGTTTCCTCTGCGGCGTTGGGCGATACTGACCATACAAGTTCAGCAGATGATGGAGGCGACAACATGGAAAAGCGAGTAGCTGTTCTTGAAGCTGACGTTGCGCACATCAAGAGTGACATATCTGACCTTAAAACGGATCAAAGGAAAGCAGCTTCAGATATTTCAGACATAAGAAAAGACGTTGCTGTAGTTTTGCAAAAACTGGTTGATATTGATGATAAATTGTCAAAAAAACCAAGCACAAGCGAAATGACAACAGCGATAACATCAGCTGTTAACAAACAGATAGTATGGACTATCATTACTGCAATCAGCGTGCTTGGACTAGCCCGCTGGATGTTTTAAGAACCCGGCCACCGCGCCGGGTTTTTATTGCCCTTTCCGTACCAATTCCGCCGCATCCCTGTTAGCACCCTTCCCTATAACGTTTCCAGTTACCTTTCGGTTGTGCTCAAGCCGTTCCACCAGTGTATCTCGGGTTATCGGCACCTGAGCGGCTATCAAATCCACCACGGCCATACCTATTGCGTTCAGCAACAGGCCAGCTTTGTCGTCATCAAAATTCATAGCACCTCCTGGCAAAAAACCTTTTTTCAGCTTAGCACGCGAAATTTAAAAAAATTAATTCTCTTAGGTATCAAACACATAATAGCTATTGCTATCGTTTAATATCAATACGTATTGCTATCAATAATACTCATAGCTATTATGAACCCATCGAGACAACACATCGATGCGGCACCGGCCTCAAGCCGCGGCGGACAGCAAGTCGCCTGCTTCTTTAACAAATCAACTTTGCACCTGGCGCTGAGCGAAGAGATTCGCGCAACTCAGTTCCCTGACGATCACCGGCCCTCAAGGGGGCGCGGCATCCTCGGGCAAGCGGCGGACAGGGTCAGGTGCGATTTACCAGCAGCTCTTTGCGAGGGGCTGACGGCAAATCTATTCCACTTATTTAAAAGAGACGGTATATGGATAATCAGGATAATGAATTAAGAAAGGTTGTTCAGGAACTGGCTGATGAAGAAGGCATCAGCTTTTCCGATGCATGTGATATTGCGTTAAAGGCGCTCAGATATGAAATACAAAGGCGGAATGCTTTTAATAAAGATGCCGCCTTTGGAGGATCTTCAGGCCTTAGGTAAGACCCACGACCACCCTTCCGCCTGGGTAACAAATACGTGAGGGTCAATATTCAAAGTTGAAGCAATGGCGTGGACCTGAACCCTTAATTCATAGATGTTCTTTGTACTCACTCCTACATACTCGCCATCAGGCAATTGGAAAGTCACGCCATCATCTCCAATTATTTTCCTATAAAAACCAATAGCTTCCATTTTTTCATGGAGTTTTGTGTAGGTTTCCCAATTAGCACCACGTAATTCAACTCGAACAGTAAAATCCTGCATCGGAACTTTCCTATATTGACTGTGGAATTTTCAAAATACCAGCTTCCTTTGACTGTGGAAAGCAAGGGAGCGCGCGCCGGGCGCGGATAAATATCCCGGCATTAATTCACTGGTCGCTTAGGCGGCCTTTTTTATTGGCTGCGAGAAGCCGGTCGGGTTTTTTATACAGAGAGGGGAAAGAGGATGGCTGAATTTACATCAGAACAAATTTTGACTGAGGCTCAGATTATGTATGACGCAGTTTGTGACTCTGCGATGGAAAACGGAAGGGATTTACCGTGGTGGAGTGAGTTAGACGAAAGCGTCATGCGTTCATATCTTGAGCGAGCCAAATCCAAGCTGGAACGCAAAGCAGAAGCTGAGGAAATGCTTTCGAGATTGAAAGTAAGCGATGTAGTCGAGTGGTTGGAAGAGAAAGGCTTCGACGTAAGTAAATACGAATAGACCCGCTCCGGCGGGTTTTTTGTTGCCCATACCCAAGGCCTCTTGTTCGAGAGGCATTCGTTATCAGCAACAACGACACGCAATTCCTGTTCACTGTTCAACGTTCGGCGGCGCGGCCTCAAGCGCGGGAGAAGTTATGTTCAAGAAAAACGATGGCGGGCAGGTCTTCCCTACCGCGCCAACTGAATGGAGCGGCCTTAACGAAGGCATGTCGCTCCGGGATTACTTCGCCGCACAAGCTATGTGCGCACTGCTGTCCAACAATTCCGATGATGCAGAAGTTCGAGTGCGAAACGGAGCTAAGCACGTCGCAGCTAGGGCGTATGACATGGCTGATGCGATGATGAAAGCGCGGGACGTCATCGCAACGGTCATCTACAACGGCAAAGAATATAAGGTCCGCCAGCTGACGCCGGATGAATGGCAATTAACGCTGGTAGGCAAGGAGCGGGAAAAGGTAATGCTGCATCGCCAGCAGATGCTGATTGCAGGCCTTGGGCATGTGGTGGAGGGTGACAATGGCTAATCACTATGGCACTACCGTTATCCCCCGCGCAGAGGTTCAGCCCGGTACGCTGATCAAACACGGCGGCCGCACACTGCGCGCATCGGCAAACGTCGAGAAAGGCCTCTACGCCTTCTCCCTGCACGAGCAGACGCGCATTACCACCGATAAGGTGGAAATCTGCCTGAACTACCGTGGCGAACCGAGCCGCTGATTCACTAATCCCTACCAACTTTCTCCGCTGGCGGCCACTACGGCGCCGGGGATTATTTTAAGAAATGAGGTGCACCATGGCTTACACCCTAATTGGCCGCATCAAAAAAATTATGTCCCAGTTCGACGGCAGCTATGAAATGAGCAAGCTTGTCGACGAGCGACACGATGAGCTGGACGAATCAGTTAAAGCCAGCGACATCGACAGCGCTATCCGATCACGCATGGAGCAGATGGGCGTCCGCCGTGAAGTTATCAGCCTGGCAATGGAAAGCGTGGAGTACGAAGAGATTCTGGCATCAATGACGCGACAGATAACTGGTGTCATTGCCCGTTATGACCTTGCCGACCAGATCGACAGCGCGAGGGATGTAGCGTGAAGCCCGGTATCTATCCCGATATAAGTAACGAGGACTACCACGCCGGAGACGGCGTGAGTAAGTCGCAACTGGATATGGTTGCCATCAATCCGGCGTTGCTGGCATGGCAAAGGGCCGCGCCGGTCGATACCGAAAAGTTACAGGCGCTGGATATGGGAACCGCACTGCACTGCATACTCCTTGAACCTGAAGAGTTCAGCAAACGCTTCATCGTGGCTCCATCTTTCAACCGCCGCACCACTGCCGGCAAAGAAGAGGAAGCGGCATTTCTGAAGGAAGTTTCCGGCAATGGCATGACCGTTATGAGCGCCGAAGAAGGCCGAAAGCTTGAACTGTTGCGAGACAGCGCCTACGCCCACCCGGCTGCGCGCTGGTTCCTGGAGCAGGAAGGCGACTGTGAAGCATCCCACTACTGGATCGACCAGGAGACCGGCGAGCTGTGCCGGATTCGTCCCGACAAACGGCTTAAGCACTTCCCAGTGCTGGCAGACGTGAAAAAGGTCAGCGACATGTCGCGATTCTCCAGGCACGTCGAAGAATTTCGATATCACGTTCAGGATGCCATGTACCGAGAGGGCGCACAGCAAACGACCGGGGAGACGCATGGCTTTTTCTTTATCGCCGTCAGCGACTCTATCGACTGTGGACGCTATCCGGTTCGCGTTTTTGAGCTTGATGCTGACGACGTCAACACCGGTCATACCCTCTTTCGCCGTGACCTGAATACCTATCACGAGTGCCGGACCAAAGATGAATGGGGCGGCGTGGAAATTATTAAGCGTCCGGAATGGGCGCGCCGACAGGACATGTATTTATGAGCAACGAACTCGTTATTAACAATGAGCAGCTGGAGCAGCGCGGCATTGACGTATCCACCTGGAGCGCACTTAAAAACAGCATTTACCCTGGTGCCAAAGACGAATCGGTAATGATGGCTGTTGATTACTGCCGTGCGCGCCAGCTCGACCCGCTGATGAAACCAGTGCATCTCGTTCCTATGAGCGTGAAAGATGCCAAGACTGGCCGCAATGAGTGGCGCGACGTAGTAATGCCAGGCGTTGGCCTCTATCGCATTCAGGCGGACCGCTCCGGCAACTATGCAGGCTCAAGTGAGCCGGTATTCGGCCCCCTCATTGAGCGGGAATTTACCGGCGGCGTTAGAGTCTCGTTCCCGGAGTGGTGCAAATACTCAGTGTTTAAACGCATGGGTGACGGGAAGATCGTCGAGTTCATTTCAAAAGAATACTGGATCGAGAACTACGCCACTGCCGGGCGCGATACCGATGCGCCTAACCAGATGTGGAAGAAGCGCCCTTATGCCCAACTTGCCAAATGCTGTGAAGCTCAGGCGCTGCGTAAAGCATGGCCCGAAATCGGCCAGCAACCCACCGCCGAAGAGATGGAAGGCAAAATGCTGGATATCACCGAAGTTAACGAACGTGAAATCCAGCATCCACAAAGCAGAGCAGTAACCAGCGCTGCGGGGATGAACAACCTCATCAACTCCAGGCCATCGTCTCAGTCAGATGCTGAAACCCGCGACCTAGCCGACATGCTGGCAAGTTTTACCGCAAAAATGTCTGAAGCCAAAAGCATTGAAGAGTTGGATTTGCTCTTTAACGGTGGGATGTGGCCTGACGGTAAGAAACGCCCAGGCGCGCAGCAGGCATTCACTGGTGATGATTTGGCGAAGGCGCAGGACGTATATAACCTTCGTCGCGAAGAGATGAGCGATGTTCCTATTTAACAGGTGGCCTGATGACTAAATGGAAATCCGAAGAGCTGGCGCTGTTATGGCGCCACAACAACGAAGAGATAGCAAAACTCACCGGCCGCACCGTGGAAGAAGTCGGAGAGCGTCGGTTTAAAGCTAACTGCGAGCGGAACAACTGGCCGCAATTCGATCCGGAGCGTCGCCTATGAGTGATTACACCGGCAGCAAAACACCACCCGAGCACCGCGATTACTGGCGCACGCCGCCGGAAATCTTCGCTGCGCTGAATGCGGAATTCTGCTTTCATATTGACGCAGCAGCCAGCGCCGAAAATGCCCTTTGCCGTCGCTTCATTACTGAAGAGGAAAACACGCTCATCACCAGCTGGGCGGACATGATTTCGTTACCCGGTTACGCCTGGCTTAACCCGCCTTACAGCGACATCACGCCGTTTGTCCGCAAAGCAGCGGCGGAGAGCGCGCAGCAGGTCGGCACCGTAATGCTCGTTCCGGCGGATACGTCCGTCGGCTGGTTCAGTGAAGCCATAGCGACCGCCAGCGAAGTTCGCTTTATCACTGCGGGGCGACTGTCATTCATCAATGCCGCCACCGGCAAGCCCGTAAATGGCAACAATAAGGGATCGATGCTGATTATCTGGCATCCCTACCCTCGCACTCACTGCCAGTTCACAACGGTTGAACGGGGAACGTTGATGAATTTTGGCGCCCGGTTACTTGCGAAGCGGGAGGCAGCATGACACCAGTTCAGGCGATTGCCCTGCGCGCCATAGCCAAGCGCGCTATGGCAGACATCACCAGCGCATGGGCTTCTCCTGGCATTCGCAACAAATCACAGCGCGACGCAGAGGCCCGCAAAATCCTTCTCAGTTATGAGAAGCGATACGGATTCTCGGTCCCGCGAATCATCGTTGAGATAGGCATTGTTAACGGGAGAATTAAACATGATTAGACCGTGTGACATTCAGCGTCGAAAGCCAGTCGTGGCCGTCAATTTGCATACAGGCGAGCAAAAGATTTTTGAGTCGGCTTATTACGCGCCGGGGTTCAGCCGGGCAGGAATAAAAGAGGCCATCAGTGGCAGGGCCAAGAGCCATCGCGGCCATAGCTGGCGATACGCAACAAAGGCGGAGCGCCAGGCGATGGGATGA